ATTAATCTTAAAAATTTTTTTTCTTGATCACTTGAGTAACCTTCAGGAATCTTTTTCGATATTAACCATATACGCTCAAGCATCCCAACAGACATGGGGTTTCTATTATAATGAAATTTAGGTAAGTAGTATTTGACAATACCAGAGAAAAAGTTGCGTATTTTATAATAAGTTAACATCATTAATTAGCCCTCCTTATCATTTTCTAACATTTCCTTATCTATTCCTTCTAGAAATGCAATCTCAGCATCATGCCTGGTTGATCCATGTTTCATCAGGATTTCAATTGCTGAATCCATATATTTCAGATATGACATAAAATCTGGACCTATGAGTCCTAAAGTAGTATCTGGTCTATGTCGCAATAAAATTTCTAGGTATCTATTAATTGCGGTCATATCTTTTTTAATCATCATCCGCTTTCTTTCTCCAAGCATTCTCTCTTAAATGTTCCGGTAGGTTAAGATTAAATCTTGGATATGGTACTTCATTACAACTAACATTAAATATTAGATTATTCATTCCTGAAACCTTTATATCTGGGTGCATCGAGCTAAGTTCAGATATGATCTGTCTTATAGTCATAGCATATTCTTGTCTAAATATATCCATTTCCATATCAGGATCTACGGAAGATAACTCTTTTATTACATCACTTACTTTCATTCTCGATCCTCTTGATTACTTGTTGCTCAGCAACATAATCAACGTACATCTCTTGAGAGCGTCTATCAATTTGATCTTGAACTGATTTTGAGGGAACCCACAACACATACAAAGCAAAACACATAAAAAACCAAAACGATATAATAGTTGCCCTACTCAACCATAGCCAATAATTGCACATCTAACGATCTCCCCAAAGAACTTACATAAGATAATTAGATTAAGTCTTGAGTCATGATGCAAGGGGTAATTTTGGGGTAGGAGTTGTATTATCTTAATTTCCCCAAATCCTTGAAACGGCTTAGTGGTACGAATGACCTTTGTATATATGCTTTCCGTCTGAAATCTTCAATTTCTCTTATTTCTTTCTTCGCAAGGCAAAAGTGAAGAAATCCAAAGATAAACTTATCTTTTACATATTTTCCGCAATACCCACATTTTACATGACAAGAGCTCATTTTGTTATCTCCACATATGATTCATACCATTCAATAAAATGTGGCGTTATTGGCCCAACCTGGATGCCTGTTTCTTTTTCATATTGCATGATCACCTTACGAGTATAAGAAGGTTTTAATAATTCTTTTATAGCTGTAAGCTCTATTATTGCCATGTTTCATTTTCCTATAAAATAACAAAATCCCCTAAATCATCAATCGACATATCTTTTGATATCAGTATCCTCAAATCATCTCTTTGGCCTTTTTTATAAACATGTATCATTGGATCATGAAAACGATTATAAATGTGTTTCATTGTACTAGAGACAACTTCAGTATTAGGGTCAAGCCGTTGAAGGTGCTTTATTAGATGTTCAGCCTTCATTCTTCATTTTCCTTTTCCTTTTCCTTTAATTTCAATCAACTTTAAAACATCCCTTACTTGTTTCAAAATACCAAGGATTGAATCTTCTTTAGCCCAATAACGATTATCCCAATCAATTCTACGCCTTAATTCCCCCAAATTTCTTTGTATCAACTTTAGCTTGTTTGCTGCTAATTCGTTCCTCTTTTCGAGGCTTAACTCTGATGCATAGCTTTCAATTGGTATGCAATCAATATTTTTTACAAGATGCATTTTTAAGCCCAAATCATTTTTCAAGAGTTTAAAACAATAAGGACATTCAATTTTATTATTCATATCTATTTTCCATAATCCAGATTATGAAACCCATTCTTTGTACAACTCTTGTTTCGATGACTCCTCTATGCTCTCAAAAATTGGAAAATCACATTGAAATTCATTATAAAGATCTTTTGTTACAGCCAATATATCGTCACATAAAGTTTCATAAAATTTATCAATTATATCCTTCTTATTTATTTTTGATTCCAATGAAGAATTAATAATTTCAAAAATTTGATCTTGCACTTTTCCAATTCTAAGGCATTCTCCATAAATCCACGCTAACTGTCCTTCCAAGCGAGAAAGTTGGTCTTTCTTGATGAATACACTAAAATTATCTCTTACATCTTCTAGCCGCTCAATTAACTCATCAGCTGTCATCGGCTTATTTTCCATTATCTAATTCCCCTATTGTTTTGTTTATGTCTTCTTTCTTAAAATCCATAATACAGATTATGCGATTTCTGGGGGACTTCTTGGGATGCCATGTAAAAAATACTCACGACCGTCAGCATCACTTTGATGATATACGTTTTTTCCTGTCCATATATAAATTGTCTGAACATCATCTTTCCATGGATTAGCTAGTTCTTTATCTGATAAATTGTGATAGATTACATCAGACCATTTTTCGCGGTATTCCTCTAGCTCTGCTTCAATCCACTCTTTTAAAGTTTTGTAATCTTCAATAGTCATTTTTAAACCCCCACGGTCATCGTCTTATTCTCAGTCATTTCCTATTCTTTCACCAAAGTTATATCATTTATTTCAAGTTTTCTTGCTTTGATCCATGAATCCAATTCTGTAACCATGCATGTATAACTAAAATAATATCTTGGGAATCCATCCGCAGAATCTATATAGCATTTATCCTGAAACCCCGTCTTATGAGAAGCTAGAACACTACATTTTCCTCGATCCTGTGCTGTTTTAGAAACATGTTGGATAGTAACAGTAGCGTAATTCAAGTCTATTGTTATGTAAGATGTGGGGTTATACTCCCAATCATTGAAGATTGGATAATATTTTTGATCACAAAAAATATCAATTATATCTTTTTTATTAGTCATATTTATTAACTTCCCTGATAATACCTATCATGTTACAATATATTGGAGCAGGGAACGTGGCTGAGACCGCCCTGCGGTTAAACATATATAGCATAAAAATCCTACATTATTTTCTAGATTGATGGTATTTTTCCATCTTTTTATCGGTCCATATTCTTACTTTATTTCCTATTCCTAACTTATTTATGTGAGGTGATATATTATCATCCCACCACATGAAAAAACTAATAATTCCCCAAATTACAAGGCCTACAATACCTAATAATATAAGGATTATACATAAAATATCAGCTATGCCCTCGAAAATACCAATATTGTTATAAATAAACATACCAACAACTACGCTTGCAATAACTCCAATGCTCATTTTATTTATCCTCTTTCATTGTAATAATTGGCATTTCGAGGGTATCTACTAGAATGCCGTTTTTAAATAGTGGTATGTTTACAGTCATTGCGTTAATCCTTTTTTCATATTAATTGCACTTTTCAATAGCCTTGCAGCTTTTGTTCTCTTGTCTACAATCATTAGCCAAAAGTTAAGATCGTTTAAAGAATGCTCAGATGCTAAATCTTCCACTTTAAAACGAGCCACAATAAGCCAATTCTGAAGCTTTTCTTTGTATTCTTGCCTATCCATTTTCTATCTCCAAGTTATGTTTTCTAATCGATACAACCATAACTTAACATTATAGTAATTATGATGTCAACAATTAAATGTTGAAATATTATAATTTTGTGATAATATGTGAACGTAATAACATTTAGGAGATAAAAAATGAATAAAACCGCTCGCATGACCATACTTGTTGAACCTGAGCTAAAAGCACAAGCCAACGAGGTTTTCGGTAAAATTGGTATGTCTACAGCTACGGCATTTAGAATGCTTATGAAATACGCCGTAAAACACAACACATGCCCTTGTTGGATGTTTGAACCCAATGCAGAAACCATTCAGGCTATGGAAGATTGCAACAATGGTATTGGATTGACGCGCGTAACACTAGATGAATTGAGAAAGAAATATAAATAATGTTGAATCTTATTCAAACAAATTCATTTATTAGAGATCTTAAGATTCTTCAAAAACGTAGGGTAAAACTAGAAAAGCTATGGAATTTAGTTGATCTGATTGAGAATGAGAAGCCTCTATTACCAAAACATAAAAACCATTTACTCATTAATAATTGGAAAGAACACTGGGAATGTCACATCTCATTCGATTGGGTGCTTATTTATAAGATTGAGGGGGATAATCTTTATCTTGTTAGAACGGGTACGCATAGTGACTTATTTATTTGATGAAAATTAAATAACCCTATCACCATCTCACCAATGTTTTAAAAATGAGGCGTGAACCACTCTAAAGATAGGGCATACTATGTTATATCAAATTATTGGATCGTATAAAACCCCATTGAGTAATGATATATGGAGGAAAATAGGATTCCAGTTACAAAACCCAATATCCATGACCATATATGGTTATAAAGTGGTCTGGGAAACAAATCGTCATCTGAAAACCTAAACATCTTTGACATCAAATACCTGCCTTAGCCATTCTAGTGTTGATATCGAGCATTTGAGCTGCAAAGTCTATCATCTCTATCGTCTTTTGCCTGTCTCTTATCATAGCATATAGCTTTTCACCCTCTTCAACAGTTATCAGGCCCTCACCAACACTCTCATATATCTTTGATTGATTAACCGCTATGTCCTCTAGGGTATTTATAGGAGTTAGTGGAAAACTCATAGCTCTAGATCCTTTGGCATTGGGAAGAACTTTGTTAACAAGGAACATAGCTACGTCTTTGTCTCCCTCTGAAGCAAGTTTATCTAGCATATCGTAATGTGTCTTTACCCTCTCCTCACCAATACGATGTAATTCTAATAAAGCAGAATTAGATCTTCCCTTTGGTTTTCCTGGACCAATATTATTTCCCACGCCGAAAGTACCATCACCGTTTCTTGTCATATATTACCTACAATATAATCATAAATATCGTTAATATCAAATAAATTTATATATAAAATACCCTTTTTAATTAAATATGTTCTTTTTCTCTCATTGGTTTCACTTAATTCAGTTGATTTTATATTTGTTAATGGTACCTCTATAATATAAAGTCTTATAAATTCCTCGTCCTTAACTACATCGTGTGGATTGAATTGGCCGCCAATCGTTTTCTTTGTGGTTCTTGTTATAGGAACTGAACCTATAATGTCACCCATCCCCAACTCTTTATCCTTCCAGAATGTAAGGTGGTTGTATTCATAGGAATTGAGCATGGATATAAGATTATCCACCTTTGCTTCCTTGATCTCTATATCAGATTTTTTTAAGATTATTTTTTGTGGGAGATCTTTGGGTTTTATAGGACTTGTTGTCTTGTTTTTAACTGGACTATTTGTCTTTGTCATCTGATACCTCTAAATTATATCCAAGCTCTTTCATGCATTCTTCAAGTGGTCTCTTATTAAATACTCGCTCAATATGAATAATATCTTCAAGCAAAAAAAACGTTTGTGAGTCAGATAGCATTTGTTGTCCATCTGTTGTATTATACCAAAGCTGCCTTGTTTCTATGGTTTCATTGTCTTTTTTAAGGGTAAAAGTCTTTTCAAGTGTGAATTCATGGGTATTTTTATCATAAAATCGCAGCATTGAATATTTTGCTGCAAACTCTAGACTTGGGTATTCGGCATATGTTTCATGCTCAACTCTATCCCACTTATGCCATAGGCGTAATGGAAGGTCTCTAATATATATGAATCTATTCAAAATATCGGGGGTATAATTTTCAATGGATATTTTGTTATAAAAGCAGACTGTTGGCTCACAACTTATAGGGGAATATTTATAGGTCGTGTTCTTTTGTGGTATATCGCTTATAAATGGTTCAAAATATTTGGAACAGTTACCGTAAGAAAAAGATTCCTCATCTTCTAGCTTCCTATCCCTCTTTATCCAATAATTAAGCTCATCATGGGTAACTCTATATTTATCGTGAAGGATGTTATAAACCTCTGGATAACGAATAAATTCTTTTTTTATCATATTTTTTCCTAAAGAATGGCACAGGTATATGTTTCATATGTGATGATAGCAAGGCAGGTTAGGAGAAATATTATATAGAAAAGCAAAACCAATTCGTAAGGATTAATGTTTCTCATACGATTTCCCTTTAATGATCGACTGATTCATCTAGATATTCTGATATATCCAAAAGTTTCTTTTTTAATGACTCTAGGGCTCCAATCAGGGTGTATGGGCGCACAATTTCTGTATTTAAAGAGTATTGTTTTAGAATCTGATCATCTTTCAGCCATGCTACTGCAACAAATCCCTGGAAATTTTGAGACTCACATCGTTTTACAAATTCCTGTAGAGAGGCCATAGATTCAGCGTGGTATAGTTTTTTTCTATACACACGCTTCTTTTTGAATTTAATAACGTTGTCTTCCATATTAATTAATTATGACGGCACCTGCCGGCAAATTTCCACCATTATTTCCACATTCTGGGGATTCTGCCTCGGTTGTCTTAAAACGAAGCTCTTTTCTCACAAAGAACCTTGATAGTTCCTCTGGGGGTTGTGCGGTTATATTACCGGCGCTTGATGGGTATTTTGTTATGATATGGTAAATATCCATAGCGCTGTAATGATTTCTCTTATGTCTTGTCTTTCTTTGCCATTTGGATGTTATTGTCCACTCCTTGACACAAACGGCAACATCTGTGGCACTAACGCGCTCTAGGGTCATCTTTAAGTCATAAAGTGATCTCACGTGCTCCCTAAAGGGAACTTCCTCGCCCGCCCTCTTATATTCTTTGTAAAGACTAAAGGTAACTGTTCCGCCAACTGTTAATTCCCCTGATTTTTCCTCAATATCACGCAAATAGACATAGGGAATGCCCCTTAAAAGGGTCATGCTTCTCTCAAGCGTTCTTGTTCCACAAAGAACTGTTGCTTCAATCATGTGGTCGGATGATTTCTTTTCGTTGTTGGCGATATAAACATTCTTGAAGAATGGAACGAGCGAAGTTGACCTGGTTTCATCTGTTGTTGATCCATCAATTACCGCCATATATTTATCCTCATGCGGTATGAGAGATCGAAACGTTACGATCGTGTCTGGGTGAGTGAAGAAAGGATCATTTATAATTCCTAATGCATCAGAACTAAGTACTGAAACAACAAATCCAAAATACAATATCATTGATTTAATTATACTTTTCATTTTTCAGCTCCTTGGGTTGATAGGGTTTGATTGTAACGTGCCACCTTCCGCCTTTTGGGTTGATAGGGTTTGATTGTAACGTGCCACCTTCCGCCTTGAACAGGCTCGCCAATGTCTTGACTTCGCTTTACGATTTGCTTGTCATTGTTAATTATACCAGATAATTCAATGGCATCATATAGCGCCTTTTCCCCATTGTGGTGGTCGCGCTTTCTCTTGTCTGTATGTGGATAAACGATAATGTGAACTTCAACCAGACTATCGCCGTAATGAACTTTAGGACATTCGTATGCTATTATCTGTGCAACTTCATTCTTAAACTTACGGGCTTCGTTTGATGTGTGGCGTGGGTAATACCATTTTTTCTTCTTCTCTGACCATTTCCGGACTCCTGAGGTAGAGTATAGGTGGTTCACGGTAGGGGGATAGGGGATAGAGAACTCAATCGTATTCATTGTCTTATTCTGTGGGTTCTTTTTGACACAACAAAACCTTTTCATCTGGAATAAAGGACTTGATAAGATCTTCGCACATTTCTAACCATTTTATATCTTTTGGTTCAGCTATTTTTCTAGATTTTAACGTATCTAGGCACCTATTAATTGATCTGAGAAGTTGTTCTGTTGATTCCTCATTATTCATCCGACATGTACTCATTGAATTCTTTAACGATCTTTTTCTCATCATTCAAAAGAACCTCTCCTTCTTTAAGTTTTTTGTGTGCGGCATAGGTTCTGAAGGATTCTTTGAAGTACTTTTCAACATCGGATCTGCGGAATCTATAAACCGTGTCAAAGCGCGTAAATTCCAGTGGAATTGTTCCATTCTTCAAGCCGGATAAGAGCGTTCTTTGTCCAATGCGAAGGATTCTTGATGCTGCCGCTATCCCGATATATGGACTTTTTGCTCTTTTCTTCATTCTTTTTGCTCCCAAATTAAGTTTGTTCTTATATTTTTAATAACACCATAATTTTTATATTTCAATTCAATAATAGGTGAGACCCAAGATTTCTCCTCAAACACCCATTGCCAGGCCTGTATTAAAATCCCCATCCAACTTCAACCTCGAGAGAACAGCTTGACGGCGTTTGTTACTAACACAATCAATATCTATAAGATTGTTTTTTATATTATTAGCCAACAAAACGACAATTGGATCGTCTGTGCATTTTAAACCCTCCGCACCATCCTTCTTCAGAATGGAAGATGTCTCCAGAGTTGATTTTGGGGTTTTTTGTAATATTCCCATTTTATCAAATTTCTCTCGATACTCTTTCAGCCGTTCATAGGCTTCATCACGTATACCATAGACTGAGTAATCAGGTGAAAACATGTTGTATCTCCCCCGCTGTTAAGCTGCTAGTGCGTATTCGTATGTTTTGTATCTGGATATGGCTCTTTCCGCTTCCATAAACTGTGGAGATCCCTCCTTTTCGATCAAAAACGTTTTTAAGAGTTCTGCCAATTCGGGATTGGTAGGTTTTGAATGTGCAAGTTCGTCACATGGAACAAATTTTTCATTCATGGTATGCTCTTTGGCTACCTCCATATTCACAAAGTTATCCACAGCTTTTCGTTTTCCAACTGTATTTAGGTTATTAATAGGTAAAGAATGGTTGTAGACCACGTGTGCACCATGATCGTGTCGTTTTTGCACCATGCTCTTACCATTTTTGCACCATGCTCCAACTTTATCCACAGGGCTTTTTTTATGTATTTTTAACTGTTCCATAGATTCTTGAATTGATAATTCTCTCACAAGTTTCTTAACTTTATTTCTCTTCTCAAGTTTCATTTGACGTTCGTGTCTAATTTGTTCGCTTTCTTTAACTAGATATTCCAGTAACTTGACATTGGCCTTGTATGTATCTGCCTGGGGTCTTCTAGAATTGTGGTTATAATGGGATGTCTTTATAAGCAACTGAGAATTGTTAATAATCTTTAATGCATATTTTGCTGTTCGAAGGGAAACAGAAGCACTGTTAGCCATTGTGCTCTGTGAGGCTTTAATATTTTCTCCAGTATTCCAGTCACTAAAAGATAAGGCAGATTTAAAAACACGCTTAATCTTTAATGGAAGCAGGGAGTTTTCTATCTTATCAACCAATTTAACAAGGGGATGATTGTAATTCATGCTATTTTCCCCCGCTCTTTTTTGCTAATTCCTTAATATATTCAATATTGATCTTTAATTTTTCCCCCGTATTTGAGTCGGCATCAATAATAAAATTTCTTTTGTTTGCTTCATCACATAAATTTTTTATATAATTGAACATCTTGGAATCGATTTGGGTGTTTTCTAATATCCCATTTTCATTTTCTATATAAGCATTCCCATCTTCATCAGACAGAAAATATAAGGCAATAAGGACTGATTTGGCTTCTTCAGATAAAGAATTAAAAATTTGGGATATAGATTTGTTGTTTTTGGTTTTTATTGCTTTGATATGCATGTATTTTTACCTTCGTAAAAAAAATTAATCATTACGTCGAAAAAAACTCTTGTAAATGTCTGGGAAATTATATATAACCTGAATATACAAGTTTTCGACGTGCCTGCGTAGAAACTATTTTAAAGGGCTCTTTCAACGGAGCCCTTTTTAATTTATGGATCGTTCATTTATCTCTCCAAAAGTTACTTAAAAATCTATCGGGTATAATGCTTCATGATTTATAATCACGCAATAGTTTTTTCTTGCCGGGGTAATAATTTTATGTGATAAATGAATTGAACCATTGATAAATCTCCGGTTCTAATTGTTATGAATTCAAAGTTCATCACTATTGATACAGCCCAGGGTCCTCCAAGGCCCTGGGTTTTTTAATGATAAAATTAAATTATAATAAATATAAAACTTTTAGTGTTGACATTGGTATATCTCCCATGATTATATGGTGTTGTATCAATAGTATCGTTAACTTTGAACTTGGAGACAATTAATGGCTAAATATGACTATGAATATGGAAAAATGTATGGTGTCGTTGAAAAATATATCAACGAAGATGTAATAATCGAACCAGAAATTATCGAACGATCCTCATCGTTCATAGAAGAACTCCTCAGAGGAGATGGTTTTGAGGGAATGGCCATTGTGCTAAAGAACCAGACCATTAACTTCTTCCCATCCAAAAAACTCGCCGAAGAATTCTACGATCACGTATGCCTAGAGAAGGCCATGCGAAATCCCATTGTTGTAAATTAATTTAGGTGTAACAATTTATCAAGGAGATTATACATGACCAAGATCTTAAAAAACGAAAAAGAAATGTGGAATTCTATTAAGAATGGCACATTTGTAGATGAATACCTAAAAGATGCTAGAACTGCCCTTCAAAAGGCAATAGACAAACACACAGAGACCCTGAGCATACAGCGTAAGGTTGATGAGGAGGATGGTGACCTTCAGATGTTTGATGGCAAGGGATGGGTTCAGTTCTGTATACACAAGGCAAAGAAGCTAATCAATGATGATAAATTATTTGTTGGCGTTAGGCAAAGGATCTCAGGAATATGGGTTAATCACAGTCCACACGTGACGGAAACCTTTAATAGTAGTCTAAGGGAGAGATCAGTTGGGGCATCAAATAAAAATGATGAACCTGGAATAAGTTTTGAAAAATCCACGAACCACCATATCTACGGTCGTGAATCGGAGAGAGGGTGGTATCAAAAGATGTTTAAGCAAGATCAAGAAGATACAGCTAATCGTATATAAGCCAATTAATTTTAAAGGAATATAAAATGAAAATGTTAAAGAAAGCTGAAAATCAAACGGCATTTGGCAAGGTTGGATTATATGGTGATGCGGGTAGTGGAAAAACCTTTACAGCTGCGTGTATGGCAATTGGGCTGCATAAATTTGCAAAATGCACAAAGCCAGTTGCATTCTTCGATACAGAACCGGCATTAAGCTATGTTCTGCCGTTGTTTGAGGCAGCGGGAATAGAGGTGTTGTCATGTGAATCTCGGGCTTTATCGGATCTTATGGCATTTATGGAAGAAGCGGAAAAAGAGTGTTCAATCGTAATCATTGATTCAATAACGCACGTTTGGAGAGATGTGCAAAAATCCTATATGGATAAGCTCAATGAAACGAGACGCAAAAAGAATCAATCCCCCCTTCAAAAGCTAGAGTTTCATCACTGGGGAGCCATTAAGGATGTGTGGGGAAGGTTTACTGATAAGTTTCTCTCATCCAAGGTCCATGTGATTCTATGTGGGAGGGCGTCGTCTATCTATGAATATCAAACAAATGATAATGGAAAGAAGGAACTTATTACCAATGGTACCAAAATGGCTACCGAGAAAGAATTAGGATATGAGCCATCCCTTCTTATAGAAATGATAAAACACAGAGAAAATGGGAAGATAACCAACAGGGCGCTAATAGAGAAGGATAGGTTTAATTTCATTAATGGAGATGAGATAGACTTTAGTCCCCACAAAGGCGTCAATATGGAGAACATATTGGACGTATTTGATCGGGTAAAACCCCACTTCGAATCCTTAAACCTAAAAGGAACTCATTATGGATCTCTCAATGAAAGGGATTCAAAAGACATGTATCCAGATCTAGATGATGATGAATGGCCAAGCGAGCTACGCCAAAGAACGCGCTGGTCTGAAGAAATACAAGGTATAATGGTAAAATACTACCCAGGTCAAACGGCGGAAGATAAGAAGAATAAGTCTGAATTGCTTGAAACATTCTTTGATACAAGAAGCTGGACAAAGGTATCTGAACAAACAAAAAGTGCGGTATTAAAAGAAAAGTTCTTTCAGATGAAAACATATCTTGAATCAATTCATGAGACAGTGGAACCCAATACACCACCTGAATTAATGATAGACGCTATTCAGGTTAAAGATCTTGTGGGGCTAATAGATAATGATTTGAACCTATTACAATCCTTATATGATAAGTACAAAGTTAAAAAACTAGAAGATATCTCCAAGGGTCAATATTTTGCAATCAAAGATGAATTGCGCATATTAAAATCATCTAAAGCTATTGCATCTGACTCTGAATTTTTGAATGAAAAAGTGGCTTGATAATATATTAAAAGGAATATATACAATGACGAACGTTCTCTTATTTTCTATTCTGATTGTCTTAAGCATGGGTATATGGTTAATACAAAGAAAACTCTCTCAGATTAAGAAAATAAGAGAACTAAACAATGAGGATATGAATTATATCAAAGAGATAATAAGTTTTATTGCTAGAAAAAATGGCTTTGAAACATACAATGAAGATTAATATAAATATACTTGTATTAATTTATCATATTAGTGTCATTTAATAGGATATGGGAAAACAAATGAATACAATATTAATTTTAATATATATTCTTTCTGGGATTATTGGATGTCTATTAATCGGTAAAATAGGTAGAATTATTGGATATAAGTCAGGATATTATGACGGATGGTCGGAGGGATCAAAAAATATACCAAATAAATTTGATGTTGCAGAGGATCGTCGTAATAATCCTATATATAATAGGATTGATTAATACGCCATTGAAGATCTTTTCAAAGGATAAAGGATTGTGAATAACAAAATTCAAATAAATGAGAAAATATATATTAATATAATAAAGAGTCCATTTGACTCTCATAAAGAAAAACCATATTTACTAGATTTATGTGTTGGTGCACTTCAAATAAGGATCAATGAGTTAAGCGCAGTAGATTTAGAAATATTGGGACATTCATTTCTTGAAGCCATTAAGGAAAAATGAACCATGAGAAAAGATGTTTTTATATGACACATGAACCTATTACAAAATTTAATACTCCACTTAAATCAAGCACACTCTGGAAATGGTTGTTTTTTGCTCCAGTTGGTACTATATGTGTAGGAAAAAGATATGTATTTCATAAAAAGTCTAAATTAAACATTAAAATACATTATATAGTACGATTAGATTAATATATAGGAGCGATTGCATGGTAGTTTATACCCTAATGGGAATAGATTTTAAAAACATTGTTCCAGAAAGAAGGTTATATGCTGCCACATTAAATAAAGAGCTTCTTGATTCAATAGAGGCAGATTATGATCATGATTATAGAGATATTACTTTTATTTGGGAAGAAATGGAATTAATACAAAAGTGACTAAAGATACCAAAATGAAAAAACAATGGAATAAAAGATGTTCCACTCCATATTAGAAGAAATCACTTTTGGTGATAGAATCATTGAAAATATTGTTTACTTAGACAATTGGTATTGTTTTTATGCAATTGAAAATGAATTTTATTTTGCACCCGTTCAATTATTTATACATTTCTATAATTTGGATGCTCATCCAGATTTGACTTTATGTGAAGAATACCAGACTGCTTTAGTATCCCAAGATAAAAATAAATTGGTGGAATTAGTTGGAAAAGACAGACCTTACACAGAGTTAACGCCTTTTATATATTGTTATTGTGATGGTACTTATAATTTGCATGAGGCTCATTCAGTCGATAAATTTTTAGGATGTTACAAAATAGATAACATTGATCTTATGGATAAAAATAAATGGAAGGCTCTAATAGATGATGATCATTTTTTAGAAGATTTGGCAGAATTTGAGAAAAAAAGGAAGGATAGTATTATAAAGCCTTGAATAAGGGTAATGCCAAAAAATAGTCATTTATAGGCTTTAAACAAAAAAATAACAACAAAAACAATGAGATATGAAAATAAAAAAAAGAATCTATAAAAAAAGAGAGCGAAAGCATCTTTTAGAGCATGAAATTTCAATAATTTACGACATGTGTGAGCGAACAAAGTTCCCATTGCGCAATAAATTGTTAATACTCATGTCATACAACCATGCCCTTAGACCGTCCGAGACGTGTGATTTAAAGTGGTCAGATATAGATTTAATTAATAATATCATACACATAAAGAGAAAAAAGAATGGTGTGAGCGGTTATCATCCAATAGAATGTCAAACAACGCTTGAGCTTTTAAAACAACACAAAGAAAGGAGATATCTTCCCGATAAATATGTATTTATGTCTCAATATAAGCGCCCACCAACAAAATTAGACCCAGATAATTATAATGATTTGTGTGAAAAGTTAGGAATTATGGCAGGATTTGATTTTAAATTCACCCCCCATATGCTGAGACACTCAAAACCAACCAAACTGATAGAGGATGGTGTGAATATTATGGTAGTAAAGGGTCTCATGGGCCATTCAAAAGTTTCTTCAACAGAAATATATATACATATGGGAATAAATCAATATAGAGGATTAACTAAGGGATCAATGTTTGCATGATAGAAAAAATAAATGAAGATGTCCAAAAAATAGAAGATTCATTTGATAAAGAAGTATAACGATTAGTGTACGAGATAAGATGTGTAATTAACAATGAAGGTTCAGCAATTATTATTGCTGCACTTATTAATACTTTGATAGATATGTTTCTGCATACGAGAAATGATGGAAATTCTAAAAATTTATTAAATTATACAATAGAATTGTTAAGTTCAGTTATGGATAGTGTAGATGATAATGGTAACCCTTTAAAGGAGAAAAAGAATGAAAAAGCATAAAACGAGAGAAAACAACGTAAATACTAAAAAGCTGCAAGTGTTTGTAACTGAGGATACATATAAAAAGTTAAAAGAAATATCTGAGCAGAAAAATATGTCAATGGGCAAGATAATAGATAGTCTATTAGGAGGCGATCAACAGTCAGATCCATATTTTAAGGCTATTTCAGAATCACTTAACTATATTTCTTCTAGATCTGACCAAATCATGAAACACCTTGAAAAGAAAAAAGGTTGGTTCTCATGAGTCATTTCATTGAAGATTTAAAAAAACACATTGAAGAACAAATTAAAAATATTAGCCCAATAGAGACACACTCAGTGAGTAATTATGAGGCAATATTGCAAAATGGTAAAAAAATTGGACATACGAGTGCATATATCTCTATATTAGAATGGATAGATTCCTATGAACCTTAACAAAAGGTAATAATACATGGATGAATTCAGAATTATTAGAAACTCTGGTAAGTGTTTGATTTGCGAACAAGATCTCGTTTCCAAACATAGACATGATGGTCTACTGTGTAAATGCGGAAATATATTTATTGATGGTGGAAATTGCTTATTGAGCAGGTCCGCCAAACAAGTAGATAAATTCTTAGATACAAGTATAATAGATCCTCCCGATTGGTTTGATCGTATTAGAGAAGATCTAGAAAAAAAGAAAAAAGAAATAAAAGAAGATCCATCATCAAAATATAAGAAACTCATAGATTTAGTTGATGATCTAGCAGATCAAATAGATATGCAAAACAATTTTATCATAGAACATCCCACATTTGAAGAATCCAAGCAATTTTCAGTGAATTCACACTCATTATGGTATTCTGCTATCCTTCAGAATTATCATTTCATCCAAAATATGCAAAAATTGTTAAAGATAAGGGAGAAGTTTAGGAATGATGGGATTATTTAGAAGAAAACCGCCCTGTATACATGAGTGGCACATATTAATTGAGTCAATTTGTGAGTCTAAACCAGGAATCACCAATGCATCAAATATATCAGAGGATGTAACACAAGGAATACTCTTTGGTAAATCAGAATTCATATTAACATGCCCTAAATGTGGTGAGATTCGCAAAGATATCATTTACGGAAAGCCAAAGAGATCAATCAATCCATGAAGATTTAACAAACTTCTTTAAATTTAAACAAATTTGAATTATATTTCTCCTGGGAACGGACTTTCATCGTCTCTGCTTCGAAGCCGTTCCCTTTTTAAATAAGGGAAATGCTCATGAAAAGTAAGTCTTTAGGTCAAATTATTAGGGACGCTCGAAAAGTGAAGAAGATGTCTCAACAGGAAGTTGCATCTATCATTAATGTCTCCCACGTTTATTTATCTAACATAGAAAGAAATAATCAATGTTCCTATAGTGTTCTGGAACGCATATGCATGGCATTAGATATGGATTATGAAAAATATTCTAAAATGAAAACTCATTGGTATAATCCACCTCATGAACATTCACAATTTCAAATGTGTAATATCATCGACAAATGGTATCTGGACTGGGAAAGCCAGTTAGGAAAGGGAAGTTCAAGGTTTGCGTTCGCTAAAGAGCAATTAAAAGATCTCTTATGTAGTCCTTATGTCTTTGAATGATTCCAAATTTATATATAGGCTCTACGCTTAGCGTATTTGTTAAAATTAACAACATTGCTTGGTATGGAAGGCTTGGGAGATGTTTTGGTTTTATCTTGCTCTGTATATAATACTAAACACATAGCTTGCCATACGTTATCACGAAATGACGAAGAGTCTATACACTCTTGTGAATATCCTTGAAAGATGTAGTGCTTATATCTTTCATAATACTTGAAGAAACTTTCGATGCAAAGATGCTGTTCATGAATCCTTGCTTCGTCCATCAAGCATTTAGATTTACGCAATAATGATATAAACTCTTCTGCTGTCATGTTTTCTTTTTATTAAAAACCGTGAAATAATTATTATTTTTGCCCTTCACAACTGTCTTATACCAGAAAAAAGAGTCATAATCAATAGAAAAATTTTATATAATTATCACCTACTTGGATTTTTCATTAAATGAATGTTTTTCAAACAAACGATCCCACTTTGCATCCATGCGAACCATCTGTTCCTTAAAAAACTTCACATCCTCTCTAACAATCATAAAGAAGATATATGTGCTGCCAATTATAGATCCAACGATTATTAAAACTTGTGACCACTGCATATTTATTTTCCTTGTTCTTTAATCAATAGTTTTTCGAACAGACGTTCCCATTTTTCGTCCATACGCCCCATATCCTCACGATGGTGGGTATTCATTGTATTAATTTGTTCTCGTATGATTGATATTTCTTGTTTAGTGATTTGATAGAATACAAAAATACCAGCTAACATAGACCCAACTAAAGTTAAGAATTGTGCCCAGTCCATTATAATACCCCTCTTTCCTATTAATTAAATATTCTTTTATACCATGGTGTATTAAGGCGATTAATGACTTCCTTTATCAGATTTTCCAAATGAGCTTGTGGCGACTCATAAGACATAGTTATTTGTTGTTCAGGTTCGCTTAATACCCTATTTTCAACATATTGAGAGGCTGTCATATGAAGAGTTTTAGCCTTTTCCTTTAAAGTCTTCTTTGCTTCAGGCCTTAATCGAATGGATAGTAATATCTTTGGATCTGTCATGTTATCTCCTTGTCTTCTTTTTATGATCATCACTAAAAAAATACTCGTTCATTAATTTTATATTCTCATAGAATGCCTTCAAACTATTGTGAAGATGATGTGCCTCCATGGTTTTTATGATATAATCGGTATTCTTTTTGATTGTGTCCATAACTTCAGCTTGTTCCTCAGTCATTTTTTTTTCTAAAACATACATTTGCATTTTCTTCTACATAACATAAAAAAGCCACACTGATCATGACCATCATCATAAACATAGTCATCCAAAAATCAATATTATACAAAAAATCCATGATAAATCCCCTTTTATTATAACGATTGTTATTAATTATCAAATGATTTTGTAGAAACATAAACATAATAAACCGTAATAGCAAGAGAAATCATTTCAGTTATCATATTTTAAAATGACATGACGCATCACTAATTTAATGATAAGATAAAACAAATTTTGTAGGGAGATGCGCTATGTATCTATGGAATTTGTTGTTGAAGATGTTTTGTAGAAGATCGAGAAAACACGGAGTGATTCGTAATATTATTCCAAAATACAAATCACTCAATGCATATAAATAATGTCATATTACCGCTTTTTAGACGTATCGGCCCACTTCCATAGGTGGGGAGGCGAAGCCTTTTCTTGTAACTTTTTTTCCGTTTCTCTGGGACGCTCCTTTTGATGGTCTTTTGGAGAATCTGGTTCACCATCCTTGTTGTCTACAGAAATGTTTAAATCATTATGATTGCTCATTGATGTGCAACCAATAGAAAAAGTAGCAATAAATATAAAAGAAACGATAGTCAAAAATAGATTCATAATTTATGATCCTTTCATTATTTTCCTATACCCCACTTATAATGGTATGATATTTTTGAATATTATTCAATAAAATTTTAGGTAATTGAAAATACAAGGAAAGCGCCAAGAATTATTCCAAAGTACACTTCTCCCCAATCCGATCCATTCCAAACATATCCATTTGGATCTTTGTGATAGGGGTGAAGATGCCATGACGTATAATATACGATGCCCATAGAAGCCCCACAGAGGGCAAAAGGCATTATATCCATGAAATACCCTGCTGGGAAAGTTAATAGCACCCCACGCAGCGTTAAACAGGGGATATCCCTTAATGGCTTTGACATTATGTTCCAAGGGGACCACCTGAATATAAAACCTATATATAACAGGATATTAAAAAAGAAAGATTTCCAAAAACCATGAGAATAATAGAGAGGTAATGAAATCATGAAGGTAACAAATAAACGGGCAGCAGTATCAGCCCAGAAAGGCAATAATGCTTTTATATAATCCTGAAGCCAACCACCCCTTATTCTATTAGATACACCACATATGAAACACCATAAAAGATTTACAAATAACATTATTTCCTCTTTCTTGATGATTTTTTTGAAAACGCCTTCGTACTATCTTCAATTCCTATTATCATCATAAGTGCCATAATAATTTTATCGATATGATCATCAAGAAAAGGCATTGATCCTGCTCCAATGATAAATAAAGGACCTTTCCAGCTTTTTTTAATCCAGTCAATATAATGATCAAATTTCATTATTAATCCACAAATCTAAATGGTAATTCATTCTTTCCAGGATTAATTACAGGTATTTTCTTCTTTGATTTATCCCTTGAATTATCTAAATCATGCTGAAATATTTGAGCTTCTTTGTGTAAAATGTTCTTAGACCCACTAATTTTTGGGGGGTGATTTAATATCTTTTCAAACTTTTCCATACTTTTGGCTTGCATACCTTTATCAATCCAGTTGATAAATTTAGGATTAGCCATTAATTGACCTGTTGCAACCCTTCCAAATAAAAGGCCGCCGGCTAATTTTGCTGCGGGCAACGGATTTCCTGCAAGTAACTGACTTGTTGCATTCATGCCCTTATAAGCTAATGCACCTAATATGCCATGATATGCAGTTGCAGATTTATTTGCCTCAGCCAATGTTGACTTCATTTCACCGATGGAATCAGCAATTGCATTTACTTTCTTTTGATTGCTCTTATCAAGAGGAGACAATAAAAGAGTACGAGCTTCATTTTCTAAGCCATTAAATTGTGTTGCCCATTTTATTGGGCTAAAAGTACCATCTTTATTACGTCCGATTTCATTAATTATTCCTGTCACCAGCTCTTCACGCTGTTTTGGTTGTAAGCCTTCTAATACAACCTTTGTTTTAATCCCTGAATTAGCTTGATTAAGAACTAAATCTTTAAAAACATCCACAGCACCTTTCTTATTTTTCTTAAACATTTCATTAAGATTAGGAACAATTCCTTCTGCATATTCTGAATAAAGAGGCTTATGTTGTTTCCAATTATTATATGCTTCTTCCCCTAATCCCATAATTCTAGGGTCCATTTCAGTTTCAATCACATTGGCAACATTTTTTCCAAGAAATTTTAATTCTCCTTGTGATTCATTACCTATAAGGCCATGTGTTGTTACTTTTTCATTAATTTTTTTCAAGACATGTTTTGCTTGAGAATAAGGAATTTCACCTCCATATTTTTTATAAAGTATATGTTCTAATTCATCCTGAGAAGCTTTTGGAAATTCTCTTTTTGTTTCCTTCAAGAGACTTTTCATATTTTTTCTGGCACCATATTCAATTGAACTGAGATAAAGATCATCTTTGTATATTTTACCAAGAGCAGATTTTTCAAAATCAGAAGCGTGTGATAATGTATTAATATTTTTAAAGATTGGCTCAAGAGATTTTGTAATAGGCTCTATTGATAAATTTTGATTTGGCAGTTTGCCAATATCATTCTCTACCGTCGAAAACATATGATCAAATATATCTCTATTTCTCTTATGAGTAGCCTTTGCCCCTTGTATGGCTAATTTTCCGCTATCCACTCTAGATGGAACAAATCCATTAGATTGCCCTAAGCCTTCCATAATTTGATTATATTGGGTTGTTTTTAAATCAGCTAAAGGCTTTCCTATGTATGGTACTTTTTCTCCTGAAGTGGATGCTACTTTGAGGGGAGCAGAACTAGATACATCCGCCAATGAAGGAGTAATTCCAGCTTGCTTAAATGATTCTATTTTAGATGGATTTACACCTAATTTATTTCCTATATTAGATGCTAAACTAGAAAATGCACTAGATCGACCTTTTGGAGTCAATAAAGACAAAATTGCAGGGGTAATGCCTACACCTACACCAGTTGCAAATCCTTTTCCAACTGCTCCCAATGTATCATCTGGATTTTGATTTATTGCATGCTGAATAGTTCCAGAAGTTGCGGAAGTTGCCGCCAGATTAGTAGGTGTTAATTTATTTGCACTTTGCATAAAAGATGATAATCCCTTAACAGCAGAAGGCGCATTTTTGAAAGCAGATAAATATGATCCCACACCACCTCCTATAGGTAATGTTCCAGCTGCTCTCATAATTTCATCTTGAACACGCTCTCTATTAGTTTCTGGTTGATATACATTTTCAAATCCCTTTTCAACCTGACTTCCTAATGTAGGTGTTTTTAAACCTATTGCGTTTAATCCTGCACGAACAGGAGATGCTATAAAATCTAATACATCAGTAGCAGACCCTAAAGCGTTCTTTGTTCCGCGCCCTAGTTGGCGTGTGCTATTCTCTAAAAATGATCTTTCATTTTCTAAACTTTTACCGCCTTCATTGTTTTCGTATTTTTCATCATTCAATCTACTGACAGATTTGCTGTTTAATGATCTGCGTCTTGCGAGTTCGGCGCGCGCCATTTCAGGTGTTATACCAGAAGATGCATTTTCGGTAGAAGATCTGCGCCTTGCGAGTTCAGCACGAGCCATTTCTGGGGTAATATTCATAACCATTACTCTCCACCAATTCTCTCTAATTCATCTTCTGAAAATGAACTTAAATCAATGGATGGCCTTCCAGAATTTTCTTCTTCATCAATTGCTTGAAGAAAATCTTCTGGCTTATTAGGAAATTTTTCTCCCTTTTCTTCATATTCTAGTTTAGCATCCGCATATTGATTAAAAGCATTTTCAACATCAATAGCATTATAGCTTGATTTTAAAGCCTTACTCATGAATTTGGCTTTTTGTTCTGCCAGATCAGTTAGATCTTTCATATGATTAATAATCTCAATATTACCTCCCTTAACTTTTGTTAATTGAGGCTTAGATTGTTCAATAATCTTGAGCTTTCCTAATGCTACCTGTGAACCCTTTAATTGATTTCCAAGATCAAGTACCAATGAATTGGTTAATGAATCAAATGCATCAATATCTTGAGCTGAACCAACTCCAGCCAATGACCCTAATGTAGAGCTTGTTTGAGCAATTCTACCTTTCGTAGGGCCAGTATCTAATTTCTCAGCCAATCCTTTTAATTGATTAAGATTGCTTTTCAAAGCAGGTAATGTAGATATTGTCTTTCGAGACTCTTCAATGGCTGCTTGGTTAGATTTTGAAAATAAATCTGGACCTGAAGATTTTTTAGAACTCCCCTTTAATCCTTTTTCATATAAGTCTTTTTCAATAGCCAATCTTTCTTTGGCTAATCCCAATTGACCTTGGTGAATTCCTAATTGATCTCTCTGAATTCCTAACTTTTCTTTATCCATTTCTTTTTCATGACCAAACTTTTCTAATTCAAAAGAATGCTTACGATTAGCCTCATTCTGCCATCTCAATGTGGAATCAATCATATTATGAATTTTATTTGCTTCTATCCCACGCTTATCCTGATTGGCTAACTGACCTTGATATTCCTCAATACCTTGCCCCAATGCCTGTCCTATTTTGCTAAACCCTGGCCTAGCATAAGGATCTGATGCCAATGCTGTTCCAGCTTTTGCAACGGAAGCCCAGAATGGGTTTATTTGAGGTTGAGCTAGTCTTGCTGCCTGCTCCCTCATTAAATTTATCTCAGTGGTATCTAGAGCGTCATTAACGCCCAATTGAATAGGATTGTTAGGAACGCCACCACCATCAGCATAATGACGAATGTGTGTTGCATGTTTTTCTACATGGCCACCTTGAGCATATCCTTGCCTTTGTCCAAATGCTCCCGCCAATTGCCCAACGATACCAGCACCTTGACTCCAAGGACTAGCGGATGGTGGTGTTGGAAGATAACTTCTTTGTGACTGCGTTTCGCCAACAGGTAACCCACGGAGAATAGCATTTTGTCTAGCCAATTGCTGGGCTGGATAATCAGTAGCTTTTTGAAAATCCTCGTGGGCAGTATTTAATACATTTTGGTGTTGCCCTTGTTGCATACCTCCTATTTGACTAAGAAATCCGATACCTCTTTGTCTTGCCTGTTGCTGACTTTCTCCAAGATTTTGTAATTCTCTTCCGCCATAGATCTTATGTTCAATATCTCTTCCAGCTGCTCCGCCCAATAACTGTCCACCTTGTAATTGCCTTTCTTGTTGTATTTGGGCTGTATTTAAAGCTTTATCATACCCACCTTGTAATGCCCTTGACTGAGCATCTGTAACGGCTTCTTGTGTATCTCGTATTGCTCTATTGGCCAAAGTCTGATGTTGGGATGATCCATACTGCCCAGCTTGTATAAATCTATCTTGAACATTTGGTAATATGTTTTCCGTTAAATTTCTAGATCCATATTTACCAATTTGATTGATGACACCCTCTTGGTATGGATTCATATATTCTCGGGCAGCTTCAGTTGGATTAGCCGTTGCTCGTTGGATATAAGGGAGAATTTGTGGAACTACATTTTGACCCAATGCATTTGTAACGGTTCCCGCTGCCTGGCCAAATATACGACCATATGTTGGGTCGGTTGCTTCAGCTTTTGCCTGTTGAAATCCTTCTTCTTGTAAGGGAGAAAAAGGCGCAATCCTCTCTTCCGCATTATAATTTTTTGGAAATTGATAAGGCCTATATGGTTCTCTGAATATCTGTTCACTTCTATCTGCGAGTCTACGAATGATCCCCTCTGAACCACCATACCAATTAGGAGTACCTGTAAATGAATCGGTCATTTGTTATCTCCCTAAGCCATACGAATAGTTTTTAAATAGCCACCAATTGCCTTAGATTTAGGAGGTAGTTTTTCACCACTTGTTCTTTTACTTTTTCTTAACTCCTTAACCAAATTTTCCAACATGGCCGCTCCTTTTTTATTAGAACCACCACCTAGAGCTGATACTTTTTCTGGGGAAACTTCATATTCACCATCTGAAACAAGAGCATCAATATATCCACCCCTTTTCTTGTGCATAGGATGTGACGGTACTTTTGCAAAGAAAGATTCTAATTCCTTATAACCAGCATCAGAAGATCCATCTCCAATATCGGAAACCGAAGAGGCATCGATGATATAGCTATTTTCTGGTATTTTTCTAGGTATATTATCTTGTTGACCTTTTCCAAATCCTCTAATGGCACCACCATCCTTCATGTATTCCACTTTTCCTAATTCATATGGTTTGTAGAATTTAGGAGATCGACCTGATGCTTTATCTTCCGCAGTATATTCGAGATCTAATTCTCTATTTAGTGGTTTTACATCTTTCCATTTATCATTAAATCCATAACGTTGTCGGATTTCTTCCAAATCTCTTTTCTGCTTATCATCATATTGTTGGAGTGATTTCTTTTCATCACGTGCCCCCTTCATTGCCATGAACCCAGAAGCGGCTAATGGTAAAACAGTACCTAATCCACCGAGTTGGCTTAATATTCCTCCACCTTGACCACCACCTACATTTCCGCCTGGTCCAGATGCACCACTTTTTCCATAAGCACCACCAGATAACACGCGACCTGCCGTATTAGCTCCAGCTGTATTCCCTTGAGCGCCACCACCTAAGAAACTAAAAGGACCCATTCCACCCGATCCAGACCCGCCAAGAAATCCACCAAAACCACCACCAGATCCGCTTGGACCAATACCGACAATACTAAGAGGATTAAATCCTCCCATGGCAGATAAGGATAAGGCCGCACCTATTCCAGCATTTTTTAAAGCCGCACCTGTCGATTGTCCTGTGATCTTACTTGCTATGAATCCACTAACGGGTCCCATGACTGTTCCAGCTGCCCTTAATATTTCTTTAAAAAATCCAAATTCAGGAAATCCAGTAATAGGATTGATTGTTACTTTTCCACCCTTCATTTGCGAAAAGATATCGGCAAGCTCAGGTGTAATAATAATAAGTTCAGTATCACCATGACGACCGGCTTGTCTTAATTCTTCTATTTCTGGAGCAATTGGTCGACCATGTTGTTCCACATGACCGCCTTCAGCCATATGTTTTGCCTCGACCATTGATTCTGCCTCGCCAAGTGCATTCATGCCTTCCGGAGTCTGTAATATAGAAGATAGAAGAGTATAGTCTCTTAATCCTGTCTCAGGATCGATAATTTCTTTCCCTTGCATTTCATTTAGAGAGGGAATTTCATCAGGTGAAACGTGAGCAAGAATATTAACTGGTTCCTGAGATTCATGATTATTCATTCCTTGAGACATACCTTGTGGCATCTCGTTTAATGAAGGCGGTAAATTATTCATCATATAGCTTTCTCCTTAATAATAGTATTACACATTATTTACGAAATAATTAGCCCATTCTCTCCAGTTATCGAAATAATTTGGGGAGGGAATCCCGGCTAATTGATTGATATCTATTAAGTGTCTTGCCCAGGATTTCCAATCGTCTTCTGTTCTTGCGATTGGAATATTCAAGTTAGGCAAATCGATAACAAGTGTGCTTGTCCATGGTATAAACTCTATATTCGTTGGAATAACAACAGATGTCATGGTCTAACATCTCCTGGAGCATAATCATAAAAGACCTTACCCATGAGATAATCCCCACCCACTGTATTACTTTCAAATCGGAAAGATACAAACCTTCCCATATTGATTGTATCTATCTTGGATAACTCAATGGTGGTTTGACCTGGCACAAATGTATAAGGTTGGGATGAAACAATATCACTCTGTGCAAAAGCTCTTTTGTTCAATACAAATGTCATATTTCCAGATTGGACAAAATCTGGTTCAATGCGACGTATTCTTATTTGACGATCGTCATTGGGGAACTTTTCTACCCATGAGATAAGGTGTGATTCGTAATAAGATTGTATTGCTAATTCTTTACCATAAAGGACCATATCGGTTCCTTTTTCTTCTTCCCAAACTCCATAGCAAATATTTGGAACCACGATCGTATATTGAACAGCAGAACCTCCTCCAACAGCATCAGCACCAGCAGCCGCATTAGCTGTATAACTGAATGTTTGAGCAATAGGATCTACGTTAAATATGTTGGTTGTAATATTGAGGTTGGCTGCTATGATACCACCTGTATCCACGGCACCGGCAATTATTATTGAATTTCCATTTTGAAGAGTTTGTGTTGGAGGATACTTAACAACCACGATAGCAGAACCGTTGGTTGTTGCTAATGGATTTGCGCCTAAAGCAATAGTAAGAGGCGTTGTTGGCGTAATAAGATTTAATATAGTATTTGAATCCGCCAGCAAAGGGTATTGATAATTAGATGCCTTTACGCCTGCACTTCTTGTTGTGGAGGTATCTGACCATTCTCCCGTTTGATAATTAAGAAAAATAGCGTGGTTGTTTTCTGTTGAATCTCCAAAAGTAAAGTACCACCATATTTCATGATATTGTGGTTTATGTATGCCAAATATTTTATTACGATAATCCCAATTCAAATTATCAAAGAAAAATAATCGATTCTGATCGTTCTTAAGTTCCCTAACAACTCCGTCATATACCCAGAATGCATCATTAGATATCCAATAATAGGCATTTTCTGTTGTTACAACGCTATTTTGCGCTAATATTGGGACACCTTCTTGAATGGTATCGAATGTAAATACGGGGTCCCCCCCACTAAATGTAGCTCTTATGAGAGACCTAAGAGACCAAAAAAGAACACTTGGGGCATTTGTTCCCCCTCGCGTAGTGGCGCCTTTTACTATTTTCGTTTTTGCTATTGCTGCAAATTTAGCATCAGCCCAATCTCCACCTGGATTTAGAGTCCAACCAACTACGCCATTATTTCCATATTTAAAGAAATAGGGATAAGAAACAACAATACCTCCAGATGTGCTTTGATGCGAAGTGGAGATCTCTGTAAATGCACTTGCTAATGTCTTGTCACCCCAATAAATAAGTCTATTTGTAGTATTATTCATATTCATTGCATTGGGAGGAGCAACACCAACTACATATGTGACAGGAAGATTCAAATTATAGGTAACGGCTGCTCCTCCACCTGCGCTTGAAGCATTCGCCGTTCCATTGGATACATAACTAAAATGTGTTCCATCAACAATTGTAATTGGGGCGGTAATATTTAATTGAACAGCAGTTATGTTATTTGTATCTGCTGCACCTGCAATCGTAACTTGTTGTTCATTTTGTAATCCATTTGTTGTGGGGACTGTTACTGTTACAACATTTGATAAATTAACCGTTGATAAGGGATTATTTGTGAGGGTAACGGGACCAGATGCGTTCAAAATAGTAATTTCATCAAAAGACCAAACATTTTCCTCATCAGCAATAAAATTACCAGGTGTTCTGCTAATTTCAGGTGAAGCTTGACCGTTATTGATATTAAATACATTTAATCTACTTGGTCTACCTAGATATACATCTGTCGAATTATCTATTTCCTCGACTGCATACATATTTCTTATAATTTCTGTTGATCCAGGATCTAATAGTTTTTGTCCACCTATCTTCTTTGGCTTTCCCCGATAAAACCGGACATGTTGACCATCAATATATTGATTACTATCCATTTGGGTTCCATCTCTTTGAATCCCAGGGACAGTTTTGATAAAATCTATTAGATGGTCAGCCATTTATGCTATTACCCCACATCCTATAACATTTATAGTAGCAGGATTCGATGCTGTTCCAGCCACACTATATGAGACGATTTGCACAGTTGTTGTTGTTTTAGTATTTGCTATTATAATTACTGGAGTTCCACTATTTGCTGACCCAGTCGCAACAACGGTAAAATTTATGGTACTCATTGTAATAGCCAGATTAAGTTGGAAATTTCCTGCACCAAGTGTTGTTACTGAAGTAACATTATATCCCTCAAGAGGAGCATTCGTACCAACAAGAGTACCATCAAAAGTACATCTAAATGAATTAGAACTTTTATGATATTGTTGAACATTTGGATTGGTATAGACAGCTGTAGAAGTACCAGTTTGTTGGTCTGCTTTTGTTGCGGCTGGTAACGCTGTGTTTATAGATTTCCATGATGGTAAAGCGGCTGCCCCGTTAGATGTAAAAACTTGATTTGCAGTTCCTGCCCCAGCATTTTGAAGTACACCTGTTGCTGTGGTTCCCGCACAAACAACACCATATGCTGTGGTTAGTGTTGCAAGTCCAGTTCCTCCAAAAGGAACCGTAATGATAGTTCCGTTCCAAACACCTGTAGCAATTGTTCCAAGGGTCGTTATATTAGCCTGTACATCATTAGGAAGAGTTGATGATATAGAAGGAACTCCACCGGCGCTTGTTATCAATGTTCCATTGTTTGCCGTTGCAATTTGATTCACCACATTATCAGCAGATGAAAAAAGAAGTCGGTTAATGTTGGTTGTGGAAGGATAAGTTGCAGTTGAAAATGATAATGTACCAGCAGCATTGGATTGTAAAATTCCGCCTGAACTTACCGAATCAATTAATGGAAGTGTCCATGTAACATTGGCTGCCATAGCGCCTGCTTTAAGCGCTGCATAAAATGTATTACCAGCATTGTAGTATCTTGTAGTTCCCTGAGATGGTAATCCAAGTCCATAAGAAGAAAATATTAAAGATTGGGTTCCTAAAGAGGAATATCCCATAGATCCATTAGCAACTTTATAAAAACCAGATGTTAGGTCAGTTGCAAAGGAAATAGAAGGATTACCTGCATTTCCATCACTGAAAATAACGGACGTGGCAACCGTGGGAGTATTGAAAAGGCTTGCACCATCAGAATAAAGTATTACTTTTTCGCCTTGTGGAACGATCGTTCCTGTTAATGCTCCAGTAAGTTTTGCTGTAAGCGTAAAATTACCAGTTGTATTATTGAAAACATACCACTGACCCGCTGGAACGGGAAAAATTACATTAATATTTCCAGTCAATACACCATTAAATTGAAGAATTTGGTTAGCAGCTTGTTGTGTCGTTAATGTAACATCCGTATTACCAGCCACATTGACTGTAAGTGCACCAATTTGAAAATTGGCACTCTGACCGAATCCAAGCGTATTCCAAACAAGATCCCCTGGATTTCCCGCATCTACTGTTACAGAATTGCCAGGATTAAGTGTAAATGTTGGATTCCCATCAATTGTTGATGCATCAGTAGTATTAATAGTTAAAACACCACCACCACGGTTATTAAAACTAAGAAAATATCCATTTCCAACAGATGCAAGGGTTGGCAATGTAATTGTTCCTGATCCTCCAGTCCATATGATTAAATTAGCTCTATCTCCTGGTAATGCTGTGTAATTTGAATTCAACGATTTGTTTGGCATGTTTGTATTGATAACGCCATTCAAAGCGATTGTTCCCGAAGGATTTCCTACGAGATTACTGGCTTGTGCTTGGGATGTTCCCGCTCCAAAGGTTGTTATTCTCCACACACCTGCGGCAGTCGTATTATCAGAAAGATAAATATCAAGAATTTGGGTTGGTTGAATTGTGAATAAGAAGTTACTCGCATTATCATGAAACGTAATATTATATGCACCAACATTGTTAATTCTGATATCTTGACCTGTTGATATCAGAGTGGAATCCGGAAGTGTAACCACATAATTGGAAGTTGTAAGGTTAACAATATTACCCCCCCCAGATGTATTGTTATTGGCATTTCCAACAGTCACGTATGTGAAAGTTGTGGTGCTTGTAACTGTTATGGTTGCTGTAATATTTAATTGAACTGCTGTCAGGTTGTTAAAATCAGTGGCCCCTGATATCGTTATAAGCTGTCCTGTTACCAATCCAGATGTTGAAACAACAGTAACAGTAACAACACCACTTCCATTTGCTGATGTTAAAGGATTATTTCCTAATGCTGTTGTAATAGCTGTTGATGTAAAATCATTGATTAATGCGAGAACATTTGAGTTATCTACGAACGAAGTAGCCCAATTTAACCCTATACTACTTGTTAAATCATAAGAAATATAAGATGGAAATGCTGTATTAACATTGTTTCCCCCAAATACGTTTGAATAACTTTGGCTAAATGGCATGATTAGTCGGCCTTTCTAGTAGTGTAACGATCAATTTTTCTCAATTCATCTTTTCCGTTCCAAGAAGCAATCATTTTGACATACTCATCTTCAATTACTTGTCGCCTTTCATCATTCTTAAGCTCTAACATGGCTTCCAATAGAACGGCTTTAAACAGAACTTCTGGCATATATTGAGTTAGATAATTTGTTTGATAATTCACATCAATAACTTGAGGAACTTCAAGATATGCTAATTCAAAAGGATAGTCTTGATCCGGCGTTGGAGATATGAGCCAGTTGTAATAGCCATAATCAGAGAAATATAAAGGAGCGCCGGTTAATGTATCATCTGGCCAGTATGACCGACAGTATTCATAGGATTTTAATAGAATCTGATTACGTGTATTGTTCCCTGTTCCTGTTCCATAATTAAACGTGATGGTATTTTGCCACCTTGCTGGCTTAGGTATAACAGGAACGCCGGCTTGAAAATTCTGAGATACATATACTTCAAAGAGTTGTGTGTTAGAATCTCTAGCTATTCTATCATGAGCAAACTTTATCCATACATCTATACCAGATCGAATAACACTATCATCTCGTTCTAGATAATTGATGATTTGTTCCGTTAGAGTATTATATGTTAAGATAAACGACACGATAAATTATCCTCCTCATGATTTAGCTAATCCATACATAGTAATGGTTCCACTTGAGATATTTCCTGAAGAAAAATAGAATTTTACGGAGGTATAAGTAGCTGCTGCAACATAAAATGAAACACTGGAAGTAGCACAATATTGTGTTGTAGCTGTTATATAGCCCAGTTGACCAACGCCAGTTCCAAAATTTGATGTATTGTTAGTTCCAATAATGTATAAATATCCATTCATCCCTGAAAAAGAACTATTAGCTCCATATGTTCCTTGATTTTGATTTAATACAATTTGTGCATCTGATGTGCTATTCAACAAGAAAACACTGCCTGCCACATTGATTTCGCTTTGCCATTTATACCCAGAGGTAGTCCATGTTGGTGTTCCCCCCGTACCTAATTGAGAATAAAATATGACGTTATTTGTTACTGGGATAACATTCGTAAAAGTAAACATATAAACATCATAGGTAGAGCTAAATTTACTATCAAACTCAACAGTTGCCTGATTGGATGCTGTAATAGCTTGAATTTTAACTAATTTATCTCCTGGTGCTGCTTGCCAAGTCGGTAAAGCACCAGCACCATTCGATGTTAAGACATTTGTAGAACTTCCTACTCCAGAAACGTTTTGAAATATTCCTGCCGATGTAGTCCCAGCACACAGAACAGAATAGGCCGTAAAAGATGATGCGCCTGTGCCGCCATGACCAGCATCAACAGCGGTTCCATTCCATGTGCCTGTTGTAATGGTTCCTAATGTTGTGATCTTTGATGATCCAATTCCAATTATAGTATTTGTTGTCATTTATGGTGTCACTCCATACATACAAATAGTTCCAGAACTGACATTCCCTGTGTTAAAATAAAATTGTATTGAAGTATAATTTGCTGCGGAATTAAAAAAGTTTGCGATATTTGTATATGCAAATGTACTTCCTGTATCTAGATATGCAAATCTTCCATTACCGTTAATAAATTGTGAGGAATTATTTGGGCCATGTATATATAGATAACCGCTTATACCGCCATTTGTATTTGGTATATAATGTGTACTTGCATTTTGTGAAAGAACAGCTTGAGAATCATTTTGTGCAAATTCACCTTGCCTAGAACCAATAATGCCCAAGGATGACCAATAATAACCTGTCGCTGTCCATGTCGGTGTTGCACCCGTTCCAACACGAGAATATAAAAATGTAGCATTTGTGACGGGTATCACATTTGTAAATGTAAATAAATATACATTATAAGATGAACTAAAATGACTATCAAAATCTACTGATGCTTGGTTTGATGCCGTTATTGAAACTATTTTTGTTAATCCTGATGTTCCTCCAGCAAGAGCTTGCCAAGTCGGTAAAGCACCAGCACCATTCGATGTTAAGACATTTGTAGAACTTCCTACTCCAGAAACATTCTGAAATGTTCCTGTAGATGTCGTGCCAGCACAAATTACTGAATAAGCCGTAAATGTCGTATTGTTTGTGCCACCATGGGATACATCAAGGGTCGTTGCATTCCACGTTCCAGTTGAAATGGTACCTAATGTTGTTATGGTTGATGAACCAACGTCTGATGAGCTATTAGTGGTCATGGATTTATTCCATACATACGTATTGTTCCGCTATTAACATTTCCCCCACTAAAATAAAATTTTATAGATGTATATGTAGCCGCCGCATGATAAAAAGTTATTTCATTTAATGCTATGTATGAATTCGTGTTTGTTAAATACATACCGTGTCCATTACCATAAATTACATTAGAGGTACCGTTTGCACCATATACATATAGATACCCATTATATCCCGCAGAAGCATTTGTAATAAGTTGTGGAGAAGTGTTTCCAGACAATGCAAAAGAACTATCATTTTGATTATTATAATTAACATTACTTCCATTGGCGCAAAATGTATCAAACCAATTATATGCTGTAGTGACCCAAGTGGGTCCTGCTCCCGTTCCTACTTGACTTATTAGAAAATCAGTCGCAGAAACAGGCTGAACATTCGTAAAAGTGAATAAATATGTATTGTATGAGGACGTAAATTGGCTATCGAATTCAACTGTTGCCTGATTAGATGCAGTTATTGCCTGAATTAATGATAAACCGCCACTTCCTCCCCCTTGCCAAGTGGGCAAAGCAGAAGCACCATTAGATGTCAAAACTTGTCCAGCTGTTCCTACTCCAGAAACATTCTGAAATGTCCCTGTCGCTGTTGTTCCAGCACATATAACTGAATAAGCCGTAAATGTCGTATTGTTTGTGCCACCATGGGATACCGCAAAAGATGTACCATTCCAAATTCCAGAACTTATTGTTCCCAGGGTTGTAATCGAAGTTGAGCCAATGTCAAGTGAGGTGTTTGTCGTCATTTTACACCACCGTTATAGAGCCAGAACAATCACTTACCACAAATGTAGTATTTGCTGTAGTACATCTGACAGTTATGCAATTGTATTGATTGGTTGAAGCTAAACTACCTGTAATACCAGTGGTTGTAGGTGTTGAGTTTAAGTTGATAGTTTGGTTTGCATTCTGAGCAATCTTCCAGCCACCAGAAGATCCACCAACGATAATAAATGTATCTCCCTGTGCAGCAGTTGTTGGCAATGTTAATGTCACAAGACTTGCGCCGTTGTTAATATAATACGCACTTCCAGCAACCATTGTAACTGAACTTGAGTTCTGGTTAACGATTAAACCAGATCCAGGATTTGTCCATGTTGGAAGAGCACTTGCTCCAGCAGATGTTAAAACTTGTCCAGTAGATCCCACTCCAGAAACGTTTTGGAATACACCTGTAGCAGTCGTTCCCGCACAAATAACGCTATAAGCTGTAAAGGTTGTATTACCAGTACCTCCAACGGCAACTATTGCTGTACCTATCGAAGGAACTCCTGTTCCGCTTGTTTGTAAGACGCCATTATTGGCGGTCGATAAACCTACTACAGTATTTGCAGCTGAAGAGTATAGGACCTGATTAATAGTTGTAGTTGCTGGGAATGTTGCAGTCGACCAAGCTGGTGCTGCTGTAGATCCAGACATAAGAACTTGGTTGGCTGTAGCAGTTCCAGAAAGTATGGCACCAGCTGAAGCGGTTGAATAGAATATACCACCATTAGAAGCGGTTAGGGCTGCATTGGTACCACCCTTGTTGAGTGCTATGTTTGTTGCGCTCCAGGTTCCCGTTGTTACGGTTCCTAATTGAACAATAGTTGTTTGTCCAGGATAGCCAGAGAAATTGATATTCGTTGTACCAATTGTCCAGGGCCCTGAATTTGATACAATCCACACTGATTGAAAATTGGTATTTCCTTGAGCTACCCATACATTTGCGCCATAAGTTATAGAACCAACAACAGATCCATCAAAATCTATTGCTCTTGTGATAATCCAATTGGTTGATCCTGAACCAACATTTGTTACAGTATATATACCATTTTGGTTAGATGTCCCTTGATTTTTAACGAGTATTCTATCTCCTACACTAGTGGCAAATCCATCTATGGACAGTGCAGCTTGAGTTGTATTATTTGTTAATGTAGCTCCAACACCAGATGAACCATTATTATATGTAGCGACAAGATTAGCCGTAGTAGCATAAACACATACAGCTCTTTGGGTGATAACGGATTCATCAATTGTCAATGTTCCAGTAGTTGTAATGGGACCGCCAGATAATCCTAATCCTGATATAATATTTGTAACGCCCGTCCCTGTAGGCGCGCCCCAAGTTCCATCCCCACGCCAGAAAGTTGATGAACTTGCAGATGTTCCTGAATTTAGATTAGTAACAGGAAGATTACCGGTTACACCGTTTGTAAGATTGACTTGATCCCAAGCTGGAATATTGGATGCGCCCGTATTAGCAAGGTATCTCGTTGCTGTTACATTCTTTGCTAAAGTTGATAATACGTTTGCAGCACTGCCGTACAAAATATCTCCAGCAGCACATGTTGAAGGGTGAGTAAGTGTTGACCATGATGGTGCGCCTGAAGCTCCGGATAACAGCAATTGATTGGATGTTGCTGTTCCGGCAAGGATTGCTCCTGCGGCAGCTGTGGAATAGAATATACCACCATTAGAAGCCACAAGATTCGCATTCGTTCCACCAAAAGCAAGAGCAACGATCGTTCCATCCCATACACCTGTTCCTATGGTTCCTAATGTGGTAATAGAAGGTTGACCTAGATAGCCAACATCAATAGATATAATAGGATTGGTTCCACCAGAGGAATCAATCTGCAATCCTGCTCCTGTTACTGTTCTAACCGCTGATATAATGCCGAATGTCACTTATGTCTCTCCTATACCGTTTGACCAGGATAATTGAGCCACAGAGCCGTTGTGGCAGATAATGCAATGAATACTGATTTTGAGATTTGTCCAACAGTAACCGGTTCGACAGCTGTATAGCCGCCAGCGACTGCGGGATCTAAAAAATATCCCGATCCAGGGGTAAGACCAGCACCACCGAGAGTTACAACACCTGAGAATTGATAAATGAAGTTATCCGCATCTGTAACGATTGATACAATTCCAACTACGCCAGATGCATGAGCACCACTATCAGCTTCTGCTTTTGTATACGTGTTTGTTCCTGTACATCTGATAATATTACCAACGATAAAACCGTGTGCAACCTGATTAACAGAGACGGTAAATTCTGTAGTTGAGTTTTGCCATGTCGGAAGGGCACCTGCGCCATTTGATATAAGGATTTGACCGGCAGCACCTGTACCAGCATTTTGAAGAACACCCGTCGCGGTAGTACCTGCACAGACCACCCCGTATGCTGTTGTTAGTGTTGTAAGACCAGTACCTCCAAATGGAACTGTTATCGGAGTCCCATTCCACACACCCGCACCAATGGTTCCAAGAGTTGTAATAGATGCCTGACCTACATACGTAGGAGATATTGATATAACCGGCGTTGTTGTTCCATTGACAACATTTATCTCATTTAGAGTTCCTGTAACACTCGTGACTGAACCACCAAATCCAAAACTTATCCATTGTATGGGATCTGTACCAACTATATTGACGATATCGACTTCTAACCATGCGGTATTGATATTGATTGTTCCATTAAGGACATTTGTAAAGTCACCAACCTGAATTGTTGTTGGGGAGTTAAAATCTATGGATCTTGTTAAAACCCATGCAACACCACCATTTCCAACGACTGTTACGTCATAAATACCGTTTTGAAATGTTGTTACTTGATCTTTGATAAGAATACGATCATTAACATTAACATTATAACCATCAACGACTAATGCTGCTAATGCGCCATTGTTGGTTAAAGTTGCGCCAACACCAGATGCCCCATTATTATAAATCACATTTAAATTAGCTGTTGTAGCTGCTTGACATGAAGCTTTAATAAAGAATGTTTCAATAGAAGATGATGTAATAATAATATCAGTACGATTATCACCTGGATTGTCATTAATCGTGATTCCAGTATTTTGACCAGCTATAAAATTAAGCTGTGATTTAGAGGATTGAAATACACCATTAACTTGTGAATTTACCCGTTGAACAGTCGTATCGTTAACAACAGATAATTGTGGATTGCCAGCAACACCATCAGCATTCAATATGGCTATACTGTTATTATCTGTTAATTGAACTGTTTGATAAGTTCCAAGATTACTCCTAACAACAATTCCTGTTGTATTAAGAGCTTGGAGACCCGCTAATTCCGATAACAATGCAGGTGCAATAGAAACTGAACCAGCACCTAAAGTTAATGAAAGTCCCCCACCTGCGCTTAAAACAGATGCGCTGGGTAATAGGGCATTTGGCGCTAAGAGGACATATTGAGCATTAGCAGCGTTTCCTAAATTATTAAGTGTAGCGGCGGAAGCTGTTAAAGCAACTCCGTCTAACTGAAACTGACCAATGCCTCTATCAAAATTGATAAGGTTGGTTGCCAGAGTCATTAATGTGGAATTACCAAGTCCATCTTGAATGATTTGAGGAGTAGTCGATATTCCTTGACCATTTGATCCTGCAAGCAAAAGATTTGCATATGTTTCCGCCGGAGTAAGATTTGAGATATTGGACATTAGACTTGATTCTCCCAATCTCCCCAAGCGGCCCATGTGGTTTCATTAATGGTGTCCCACTCAAGAGAATCGCGAGACCAGTCTTCATTTGGTTGCGTATTCCATGGTCTTGGGTGATCAACTGGAACAGGGTCAAGTTTAATGACGGGATTTAATCCTTGAGGATTAGGAATATCGGCAAAATACCGATTCACATAAAGACCCGTCCAAACAAGACCAGAGCCTCTATAATCCATTTGTTTTACAAGATCAGAGTAATTACAAATAAGTCCCGATCGATCACATCGACCAACTGCATCTGGATTGTCTGGCTTGATATTGACAAATCTACCCTTTGGAAACATTATGCACCCCCTGAATAATAGAGGTTTGGCATAATGCGCAAAGGAACATTCTCAACATCTTCTACCTCAGCGGCGATATAAACTTTATCCGCCAATGCTTGAAGAACAGGATATTTATCTTGTGCAAATTTAAAAGCAACGCGTGCTGCCAACTCAGCCACTACCGATTCCATAAACATTTGAGGAATGGCTATATTCTGATTCATGGATGTTACGTCCATGATTTGTTGAGTCTGATTGTATACTAATGTTTCATAAGAATTATCAGGTGTAGGCCATAGGGTTAGTATTGGCGATATTTGACGATCAAGATAATAACTTGAAGGTGTAGCCTGATCCTGTTTGTTTGGATATGATGTCCATTCAGACCGAGAGATTGGGGTTAGTATTCTACTATAATTAGGAACACTAAAATAGATTTGCTGGACATTTAACGTACCACCACCTGTTTCGCGTATACGAATCGCTTTTGCGTTAATAGGGGAAGGTATAACAGACCATATAATTTGACCAATCGGATAATATTGCTGTCCGATCGTAATGCTATTTAGCCATGTATTACCATCAAATGAGTATTCAACAACGAGATTGTAATTACCCGAAACGTTGTTTTGAACACCTACATAATAGATCGACGGTGTATTACCTATGGGATAGGTATAAGATATATATCCGTTAGCCACGGTTTGGGTACAAGCAGTTCCACTACTCCCAGAAAAAGCATTAGAAGCATTACCGCCAGCACTACTAAAAGGAGTTCCACCCAATATTCTGTCATTATTACTCGCTGTACACTCTGTTACTCTTAATGTGTATGAAGGAAGTTGGTATGATGGTTGACCTACATTGATATTCATCATTGTTTTTTGGACTGTGAAGAGATTGAATCCCTTGTCAGCCATTTGTGACAAAAGAAAGTTTAGGGATCGAATCGCGGCGGTAATTTGACGCCCGTCGATAGCAGCGCCTGAAATACCACATCGCTCAAATGCTTCATCCACAAAGTTTGAAACAAGCGTTGTCGTACCAAAGTTATAGGTTTGACTATAAGACACTTCATAATCCTATTTCTTTTTTCCGCCACCAAATTTAATACCAATCTTTGCCAAGTTTGCTTCTTTCCTAAGAGTGGGACTTTTAGAATGAGATGCCTTTTCAAGTTTTAATTTTGGAATTTTATTGCCCATTGGAACACCAAGTTTCTTGTGTAACTTACCTTTGTTTTTGCCGAAGGCTTCTTCCATCCACATATCTTTTGCCATTTAATCAATTCCTTGTTGCAATAGAGTTAAATTCAAACTTCCACCAGTGGATGCAGTAACTACACACTGCAAAGCTGATGCCGGAGTTGTGAGAGCTGTAAATTGGCTTGTAGAGGCGCCTGTAATGCCAGCTGCAATAGCGGTTGAAATTGGAAGGGCAGGGAAGTAATAACCAGCATTCGCACCACCACCAGCCACGCCACTTCCATTGGCGCCCGTTGCCGTATAGGTAAATGTGGTTGCCGAGGCTACAGTAATCATGGCTGTTATATTAATAAGATTGGCAGCAACGCCAGAAGCGATGCCAGATCCAACAATGGTAACTATGTTTCCTGTTTGAAGGCCCGCTGTTGATGGAACGGTGACTGTAGTCACGGCGCTTCCATTGGCAACATTAATAGGATTGTTTGCCAATTGAACAAGCTTTGGGTATGTATATTGAACGGTACCACCAGGGTATGTGTAAGAATCAATGGTGTTTGCCGTTTGATTAATGGAATAAGTAATTGTTCCTTGCACATCGGCTTCAATTGTTGTGCTTGGGAACTTCGAGAATGTATTTAATTTATTCCATATAAATGTACCTGTTGCGCCAGATCCTATGCTGAAGTTTGTCAAATCAGCACTTGAGGCAATATTTGTTATGGAATTATATTGTTTTGCAGATGTGACAGTGGCATTAGCTGTTGGTCCTGCCAAAACTTCACTTTGGAAATTTCCCCAAAGATCCGTTCCCTTTATCGTAATATTAACTCCACTAAGATTATCTGTTGATGTTACGGTAATGTTTCTAGCTAAATTTTGAAAGATAAAGGGATAGAAATTGGCAAGACTAATAGATGTAGATGCACCCCCTACTGTAGCAGTAGTACCAAGCAATAGCGTGGCATTAGAAGGCGCAAAATAATTTACTATTGGTCTCGCCATTTCTTAACTCCTTTACGGGAACGTTGCAGGTGTATATTGAGGTACACCGAATCGAGAAATCACTGTTTGATAGAGATTTCCTTTTGCAGGAGACATAACAACCGCTGAACCACCATCCACTTGAGCGCCACCGGTAGATGTCACGGTAGATACAAATGTGAATGAATTCTGATCAATGACTGTAACTGGCCAAGTTCCATTAAACACCGTAGCATGAGCTGATGTAGCGCCTGTGAAGGTTACATTTTCACCTGTTGTGAAATCATGATTTGGAGCAGTAACGGTTACTGTTGTTGAGTTATTTATTGCAAACGGATTGTTTGCTAAAATAGTTGTTCCAGAAACAGCACCATTGAACTTTCGTGTGTCACCACTTGCACTATACATATTAATTGTAAGGCGCTTCGTACCATCAGCATTGCTTGAAGGAGCATAAGTCCCTCGAACGTCGCCAGTAGTTGCTGTAGCAGGTGATGTTTCATCAGCAACGACTAATGTTCCAGATGTTCCAAGGTTTGCAGCAGCATATAGGACAGCCGCACCACCACCAACAGTTGCACCAGCAGTAGCATTGCCAACTGTGTTATAAGCAAAGTGTGTTGCATCAATAATGGTAATAGGGGCTGTCGTATTTAATTCGGCAGCTGTAATACCATCCGTTGTTGTAGCGCCGGATATAGAGACCAACTGACCATTATGGAGAGAAGCCGTTGATGTAACCGTTACCGTAACAGCACTAGAACCAGCAGCTCCAGTCGTTAATGGATTGTTTGCCAAAGGTCCAACGCTGACTTGATTTGATGCTACTCCAATATCGGCGCCATTATTCCACATAGGAATACCAAGATAATTTGCGTTCTTCAAATAAAATGGCAGACCAAATGTATTACCAACTCCAACGCTAATGTTCGCCGCTGCCGCAGATGTTCGCACACCTTGAACAACATAAAACGCTTTTTTACCAAATACAGTTGTCGTGTTTGGACCTGTTATTTGCTCTGCGATAGGAATGCCGTAAAAATCCCATCCATAAACTGTAATATTAACTAAGCTAATATCGCCAGTGCTGGTTATTGATATATTTCGTGCACTATCTAATTGCAATAAAGGACCAGCATTAAGACCTGTTGTTTGACCAGCATACGAAGTTAATACTGTTAAACCATTAACACTCGTTGTCGTGAGAGTTACATATGCAGCCCCAGCAGTTACCGCACCACTTGCAAGAAGAGTTGTACTAACCGGAGTCGGAACAATATCTAGCAGAGACGTAGGCGTTAAATAGATTCCAGGTGCTTGTGTATCAGCCGGCGTCGCAACTTGAGCTGGTGGTGTCATGGGATTGACACTGTTTGAGAACTGGGACCCAAAATAGGGTCCCGATCTCACACCATCTTCAAAATGCGACCCTTGTGGGGGTAGTGTAGACATATATTATGCTCCTTGTGATCCGAAAGCCGCACGCCAGTTAGAACAACCAAAGGAATAACGCTCAACGAAGTTAACGTTTAGGTTACGCGTAGTTGTATCGGTAAACATGTCAATGGTAAGAGGATCGCGTTCATAATATTTGAACCCGTTCTGTTCATTGCAAGTTGTAAGCAATGTCCATTGATTTGGATTGGTCAAGAATAGGTTGACCGCATGTCCTTGAGGCACACCACTCATGTTGTAAAGAGCATTGATATCGTTATCCGCTGTAGATGTACGGAATTTAGATTCTAATAGTCTTTCACAAGTGAATTGTAACTGAGGGGGAACAACCAACTTCATAGCGCGATAAGAAATACGCAAAGCTGCCGCACTTAAGAACTGTTGAATGCCAACATATGCATCTTGCAATGATGTTTCATTCAATTGAGTTGGAAGTGCAAAAGCATTTGGTGATGTATTACCAACAACTGGGTGAGCTGTTGAAAACAAAGGCTGCCCGTCGCTTACTGGGAAGCTTGAGGAAAAACCATTGTTAATAATGGCAGCACCATTAATGTTCTTTGCTTGACGCATGGAATCTTTACCAGACTCTGAAGCGCGAGGCCATTGGTCTTTATAAAGGTTATCTCGAATTGCGTTTGCTGTGATCAAGAAGCCAATACCAAAGTTCCTATGGTAATAGGATGTTTGATAGATCTGAGCCATATCACCATATGCAACAGCGCCACCATCTGGCTTATATTGTGCAACTGGTAATAGTCTCATTTCTTCTTCAAGTTCAAATGCTTTATCAGAAATGTGTTGAGTAAAAATCTCTTTCCATTGATCTGGATAAACATTGTAATCACCGAAAACGGCAGCGAGACCAGGCCGTAAAAGGTTTTGGATTGATTGTAAAGTGATAATCGACATATTGGTTATACTCCTGTTGCGCCAGCATTTAAGCTTGTGTTGTTGAGCTTTACCAAAACATTGTTATAGGTAACGCCAGTGATGTTTCCTGGAACTGGAGTGAAACCTAAAATATGTAATGGGAAAGTAGCTGTGGCTGCTGGTGGTCGTGTAGCTGTATCTAATGCCATACCGGACAAACCAGTTGATGTATTTCCAGCGGTTCCGAAAGATACTTCAGCATTCAAGTTAATTTGTGCTGTCGTAATTGCGCCAGTTGCTTGAATATCAAACACTGTATTTGGATCTGTAACTACGATTGCTGTGGCAGATGTACCGGCCGCGATTGATGTTGAAGCTGCCCAATATGGACTAAATGTTTGTAATCCATTTGCTGCCTGATAGTTTATTCCCATAAACACACCAGCGGCAGGCGCGGCGGCACCAGAACCAGGTGTATAAATTGTAATGAGACCAGATGTGAATCGAACGAGGTCGCCTCTAAAAAGTGATGTTCCATAAGATGCGGTTAGAGGAATTTCTGTTACGAGACCCGTCCACGGCGCACCTAAAATTGTATTATAAGGAACAAGACCCAAGGGCGCATTGACGCCATAAGTCATGATTTAACTCCTAAAAAAAATTAATATATTCAATTGTAAGTAAAGGATTAACGCTGGAAGCGAGAAGAGTATCAGGACCTTTTGAACCTAATATCTTATAACGACCGCCCGAAGGGTCGAGGTAGCAAATGATAAATGCTACGGATAATATAAATGGTAACAGAGATTGAACAAGTAATAAAGATATAATTTTAGAATAATTGTAAATATTTATTCTATTGACATTGTATAAATGTTGTACAATATTATGTACAGTACCATAACTTTGGATAAATCATAATGAATGTTGTTAGTTTCTCAGATTTAAGAAAAGACATGAAGCATATCATGGATATGGCGCATGATAGGCATGAGCCAACCATTATTATGCGCAAGAATGGTAGCATGATTATAATGTCTTTAGATGATTATAATTCACTTCAAGAAACAGCATATATCTTGAGTAATCCCAATAATGCAAAACATGTTCTTTCTTCTCTTGAAGAATTAAGACAAGGAAAAGGGAAAGAACGTAACCTTGTTGAATTCTCATCTTAATGCGTATCATATTCACCAGTGACGCATGGGAGGATTATGAGTACTGGATTCAGCATGATAGAAAAAAAATTGATAGAATAAACAAGCTTATTAAAGATATTTCAAGAAGCCCTTTTGACGGTATTGGTAAGCCAGAACCTTTAAAACTTAATTTGCAAGGATTATGGTCTAGAAGGATTGATGAAGAACATAGAATAATTTATGAATACGGTGATGATAGTGTTTCAATCATATCATGTAGACATCACTATTAATTACTATGTCCTTATCTTAAGAGGATTGGATGGATTCTGAATCGTATTAAGGGTAATCTCATTTTCTTCAATCAAAACGGCCTCAGTGGTTAAGAATAAGCCAGCAATAGAGGAAGCATCCTGAAGGGCTGTTATGACAACCTTAGTTGGATCAATAATACCTTGCTCGATCATATCAACTATGTATCCACGTTCCGCATCGTATCCTATACCAAATCCACTTCCATTAAGATTATCTTCTATAATGGTCTTAATATTATCCGCTGATAATCCAGCATTGGAAAGGATCTGGTAAAAGGGCTTTACGACAGTTTGCCATAAGATCTGACATCCCTCATCTCTTTGGTTATCACCAATAATCTCAAAACAATGATATGCGGCTTTTAAAAGAGCAATACCACCCCCTGGCAATATACCCTCTTGTAGGGCCGCTCTGGTTGCATGAACAGCATCTTCGACTCTATCTTTTCGCTCTTTCATTTCGAACTCAGTAGTTCCACCTACCTTTATAATGGCTATACCATTGGTAAGCTTTGCATATCGTTCTTCAAATCTCTTCTTTGAGTAATCATCTTCAGCTTTAGAAATTTCTTCTTTGAGATATTGACATCGTGTATCAAAATCTTCTTTAGATCCTTGCCCATCCACAATCGTTGTTTTTTCGGCTGTAACAATAACTCGTTTGGCTTTGCCCAATAACTCTCTATTAACATTAATTAGTCTCATTCCCTTATCTTCAGAAACGATTTGCGTTCCTGTTACAACAGATAGGTCGCTTAATAGGTCATTTCTGTTTTCGCCAAAGGAGGGACACTTAATAGCGCATATCTTTAAGCCATGCTTCATTTTGTTGATGATAAGAGTAGCAAGAGCTTCAGATTCTACATCTTCAGCAATAATAAGGAGAGCTGCTCCGTCTCGCATAATGGATTCAACCAAAGGAACGATTGGGGCAACACCAGCAATCTTATTATCAAATATTAGGATGTAAGGATTATCTAATTCACATATCATTTTATTGGGGTTAGTTACAAAATAAGGTGATATTAAACCTTTATCTAACTCAAGTCCCTCAACAATGCGAGATTCAGTCTTCCCATTAACTGATTCTTCTAATGTTATGACACCTTCTTTTCCAACCTTGATAAATGTATCTGCAATAAGCTTTCCAATCTCAACATCACCGTTAGCTGAAATGGTTGCAATTTGCTCGATTTCTGACTCATTTGAGATGATTTTGGAATGATCGCGTAGGTACTTCACAGTTTTTGTGCATGCCATGTCAATCCCACGCTTTAATTCAATAGGATTTGCGCCATCTTCAATGGCTTTCATTCCCTCATTGATAATATGCTGGGCAAGGACTGTAGCCGTAGTGGTTCCATCCCCAGCAATATCACAGGTTTTCATAGCAACTTGACGAATTAGTTCAGCACCAACACTTTCAAACTCATCATATAATTCTACTTCCTTAGCAACGGATACTCCGTCTTTGGTAATACGGATAGGGTAGTGTGTATTCTTTATAATAACGTTCCTGCCTTTTGGTCCTAATGTGACTTTGACGGCATCGGCTATTTTATTAACCCCTACCAATATCTTTTCACGACCTTCTTTACCAAAGGCAAGGTGTTTCGGAAGCATATCTAACCCCTTCTTGAGTTTGGTTCATATGACATTGTATTTGTCACAACTTTTGTGGGAGCAGATGAATTACCCAAAAACTCCGTCAATGCGGATGACGACTTTTGGTCATTTTCTGCTTCTTGACGGTAATATTCAGTTTGTCCTTCAAACAAATCTTTAGGTTTCTTGACAAGTATGAGGCCACCTCTTCTAATGCTTCCAGGGAATCGCTCTGTGATTACATCATTAAAAGCATCGATACATTTATATTCTGGGTGATCGGCTTGAGGTACGGGTACCCAGTCGTTCATGAGGGCGTCATGGAAATTGTCTATATCATCTTGATTGCTGAGTCTTATTCTAACCCAAGCATATTGATATCCAGGTGGTATTCTGTCCTTTGGCCAGTAGAGCTTTCCTTTTTGCTGTAAGGTGTATTGAACAGATGGTCTAACAGTATTAGATCGTGAGGCTATGACATCATTTACCATACCCCTCTCTTCAGGTGGTGTTTCGTCCCATGAATGAAGAACTTGACCCTTTTCAAAAGGGGAGGGATCTTCAGGAAAATGATCAGGTGATTTATTGCGTGCCATAGTGTTATCCCTTTTAGTTTCCGGCCATCTTGTGTTTCATGTAATATTCTTCACATTTTTTTAGATCTGTAATAACTTTGCCATTTGGTTCACGAATCTTGCCATATAGCTTATGAGCAAATTGTTTTTCTTGTGGCGTTAACGGTATGTTCTTGTTTTTAGCAGGCGCATTCGGTGTAATATTATTACGTGTAACAGGTGTAACAGGCGTATTTGGGCCGTTCATGACTAACCTTTCCTGCTTTGGGGGTTGTTTTTTGGGGATAGGTAAATCAAATTCTTCTACGACATGGTCGCTAATTTGATTCCAGAATTGTTCACTTCCTATTTCGTCTGATTTTCCTTGCAGTTTATAAGCCTTTGCAAGCCGCACTTCATAATCTGCGGCCTCTTCATGTAAATCTCTGTCAAAATTTGAAGAATGTGGGTCTGCCCATGAATTGTTCTTAAGCCAATTCATAGCGCTCTCTTTATATGCGGATGCATCCTCATCAAAGACATTGTTATCTTGCGCATGAGATTGCTGTTGTTTGTGGATTGGTTGGTATTGTTGTTGATATTGAACATTGGGAAGATGATTATATCTCTCCCTTTCTTGCATAACCCTCATTTTCTCAGCATTATATTGGCTGAGTAGGTCGGTAGCTTCTGTTTCAGTCTTGTAATCACCCTCTTCTTTAGCAATCGTAAGGGTTCTTTTGATATTATCGATATTTGCTTTTAGGGATTGGTCATAAGATTCAAGTTTTTCTTTTTCCTTTCTTAACACCTCCCCCCTTAAATACTCAACTTCTTGCTCTAATTGTTTCTTTTGAATTATAGTATCTTCAGCTAATGCTTTATATCCCTTCTTTTCTCTTACGAGTTCGGATATTCTTTTTGTTCGAGGTACCTTATGAGATCTCTTTTTTTCTTCCTCTTCTTTGTCCTCATCATCGTGAATTTCTTCTTTATCGTCACTTTCAGGATATACTGTCTCTTGTTCGACTTCTTCCAAAGGAACTAAATCGTCTTTTGGCTTTTTATCACCATCAAATCCATCTTGAATAAGGTCTTTTACCTCTTGAACCTCATCAACGACATCTGATACTTCCCATGAAATGCTTTTGGCTTTTTCATCATCCACTAAATTTATAATGGGACCTTTGTTTGGGGTGTCTTGTGATGTCATGTATTAATTTCCAACTGAAGAATTGTAATTACAAATGGTAGGGTCTGGGACAATACCCATGATGTAGGCATCTTGAAGCCATTGGCACTCGACGCTATTTATTTTGGCAAAGCTTCCTTCGTACTTATAAAAAGTGACATAATCACCCTCTTGAGGCTTAATGGTCCAATCTTTGAACTTATCTCCTTTAAAGGCAGCACTTCCTATCATAAGAATACGACCAACGGATAGTTGATAATTATCACGCTCTTTAGATATATCTGGGCGCTCAAGAAGGGATACTTGACCATCTGTTGTTACGAAATTATCACCGAAATTATAGGTCTGTACGAGTATTTGCCAACCAATAGGCACAGGATGATTTTTGCCCAAAATGTCTACAATAACCTGATTGGTTGGCAAATTTTGTTGAGTTGATTCAGTCATATTATATCCTCAGTTATGCTACGATTTCGCCTTCAGTAACTTGAGGTGGGGTATCTACAATTGGGATAACATCTTCAACTCCGTTTGCATGTTCATTCTCAATATTTTGGCATTCTTGTTTAAAAGAATTAAGACAACCATCCAAAGCATGAAGAACGCCTCTATGTTTTGCTAATGCCTCATCTGATGGAAATGCACCAACAGGGGCTTGCTTTTCTCTAGCGATCGTATCTTCTAATAGTTTTTGGAAAGTTGTTTTGAGGGTTGTGTACATCAGAAATCCTTTTCTCTAATTTTACTAAAATTGTAATTATTATGTTAGAAAGGTTACTTTTCCTTTGTCAATGATAAATGTTGACGAAGCTAAATATTGGTGTTATAACATTATTAAAAAGGGGAATAACAATGAGTATACATTTTAGAAAAATAGGAAATTCACATGGTATTCTATTTCCTAAATATATTGTTGATAAGCTTGGTGTCACAAATGATTTTGTTATTGATTTGATTGATGATTATGTTGTTATCAAAAAGAAAAGACAGCCAAGGGATGGGTGGGAAGAACAATTTTTGGCTGCTAAAAATGATGGTCTAGAAGATGATGACTTTTCTGACTGGCAAAACATTACTAATGAATTTGATAAAGAAGAAGAGTGGGAATGGTAGAAATGATATTGTATTCCAGCTATGATATTTATCTTATAAAATTAGATCCTACGATTGGGTCTGAGATTAACAAAACAAGACCATGTTTAATAATTTCACCTAATATTTCAAATAAAAATTTAAATGTTCTTCTAGTCGCGCCATTTACAAGGACAAAAAAAATATATCCTACTCGTATACAATCTAATTTTAACAATTCTATAAGCTACATCGTGTTAGATCAAATGAGAACAATTGATAAATCTAGGCTTATTAAAAAATTAGGCACATTAGACTTTAAAGAACAAAGGATCGTTAAAGATAAATTATTGGAGATGTTTTCTTAAGAAAGGAATGCAGAATGTTACAAGTATCAAGCACAGATTTTCAAATGCATTTTTCCCAAATGATGAAATTAGCCTTAGAAGAAGAGGGTGGAATCATTATAACCAATCATGGGGTTGCCTCGTTAAAAGTTGTGGCCCTTGAGTCACCAAAAAAAGATACAAAGAATATCTATGGATGTATGAAAGATACAGGCAAAACCCTGGGAGATATAGTAAATCCAGTTTATAAATTTGTTGATTTATAAATGAATAAAAAAGGAGACTCTTTTTTAAGGAGTCTCCCACACAAATCAATGTCAACAGACACAGACCTTTTAATTCTCTTAAATTAATAGAATCATGTCAATGATTTATAACTTAAAATGAAGTCCTAGGCTTACGTGATGTAATGTAGGCTTTGTCTTCAATGACGTATAAGATACATTAGCACCCTTTGTCTTAAAATGACGTACTGGATGTATAGATGCCTTATATTCTGTTCGTAATGTAATCTTAGGTGTAAATTCTGTCTCAATACCAAACCCTGGAACGAAACCAACACTCCAAAATTTCTTATTATGATTGACAACTGGATCACCTGCGAAATTCTTACCATCAAATCTCGTTTCAAACTTTCTAACTTCAGCTCCTAATTTTACATAGCCATTAACATTTGGAGAGACTTCATATCCTATATGGAAAGCCAATCCAGAATTATGTGAAGAACGAATGGACAATGGCTGCTTGGGTTCAATTTGAGCTACGTTAAGCAACATCTGTGTTTCTAAAGCGCTCAGTCCAGCATGTGCTTCTAAAGCCAACCAAACATCATTAACACGTTCACCATAACCAGCAAATAAGTCACCATGTACATTTGTATCACAAAGCTTGTTTGAAATATTTTGAGATATAATCGCGCCTGTGTTGTCTCTATGTGCATTGAGCATAGATGATCCTGCCATATGATTGCCACCTAGGCTTAATCCTGCATATACGACTGAATTGGCACTTGATATTGCACTTGCCATAAATGCACCAAATATTGCTGTCTTAATAAATAAATTCCTGAACATAACTTTCTCCTTAAAAAAATTGATATAAAAAAGGGATAAGATTTTTTTCTTATCCCTCATACTAACTTATTGAAAATATTGATCGTGACGGAGTTTTCCAACGCCACCGGCGGCCATTTTCATTTTCTTAGCACCCTTACCCATGACAGCAGATTCCATCTCTGTATTATGACCCCTTACGGTGTTCATATGAGTAATAGGTTCATGACCTGATAATGCTTTGTGAAGTTCAGGGAATGACTTGTCGTATTCACTACAACTTGCCTTTTTCTCCCCAACCAATTGGCTATGTGGATATTTAGTGGCTACACCACCATGTGACATTTTTTTATGGCTATCTCTGCAACGTGCTTTACTACGTCCGCTTTTTTCGTGCTCTTCCCGATTATGCTTGTTCATAATACTGACCTTTCCTAAGTTTTAATGTTATCATTCCCTAATAACAAAGGAATGAGAATAGGTATATAATCCTATCCAACTAATCGTATCATACAAAAATGATAAATCAGAAAAAAACATTTACTAATGCTATTTTCTATCATACTATATGATATAGATAGGAATAATTGGAATAGCTCGATACAATTATAGCCTCAAACATGTTTTACATGTTTTGTGCTGTTTTTATATCTTGAGCTTCCAGATTTTTTTCATTTTTGATCTGGGCTTATTCCTATCTGTCAAACTCTTCCCATACCCAATTTAGCTTCTAATTCGAGTTTCTTTAGTTCGAGTTCTTCACGCCTAAGTTTTCTATCTTCCTCTTTGGATTGATATTCTAACTGGGCTTCAAAAGCTTTTTCGCGGGTATTCATGGCTGTATCTTTACCGCGTTGTTCAACAGCCTTATCTTCTACTTTGACCTTTTCCATTAGCACAACAGAAGGATCGATTGGAGGAGGAGGGGCATTTTCTGCTTGCTGTTGTTGGTATTGCATGAGGGCTTGAGCTGCCATTTGAGCAATTTGATTTTGCTCTTCAGGGGGTATTTGATCTCTTTGATCTGGCAACATAGTCCCCCCCATAATATTTTGCATCTGTACTTGAAATGCTAATGCCATGTGCTGTGCTATATGGGCATTCGTAGCTTCAATTGTAATAGGAGAGGCATTTGGCATTGATAAGAGCATTTGATGTAATAGAATGTGTGCACCGTGATCTTGATCTATTCCAGCCACAGCGCCCTTTCCAACAATAAGGTTCTGATTCTCCGTAATAGGATCTAGTGGCATTACTTTTGATTTATCAGGAAGAACTCGATCAATTTCTGATTGAGGAATCTTTAGTTCTTTTAGAAACATCGTTTCAGTTTGGAATCTGTCATAAAGGTCTGGAGATTGCATCGCCGCATCTCTAATAGTCTGCGCTCGAATCAACCTTTGCATCTTTGTCGTAACGTGGGGATCTGCGACTGGCTCTATTTGCACAAGGTCTGTAAAGTCTGCCTTTGAGATCTGATATTTTCCACCTGGTCGATAAAAGGTAAAGCTTTCCTCTGGCATGCGCTCAGAGAATCTCTTATACATAAGTTTGAATTCACGGGTCATAGAGTTGCGAAGGCCACGTGTAATTGTGCTTTGTATTAAAAGGATATTATCTAAAAGGGCAAATGTCGTGCCAACAGGGGCGTTAGGATTAAAGTCGGATAGTTGCGATGTTGCCGTACCCATAATGACAGATCCAGAGTTCTCTAGATCCTTTCTCATCTCATTAATCATAGGAGATGGTTCTTTATAGGGCATCGGCATAATAGCGTCACGAATAGGAAGTCCGCCTGTATCAATTTCTTTAAATTCAGTTGGCCCCAAACGGACGTTGTTATCTGGTAATTGCATTCCCTTAACGCGCACACCGGCTGGGAAGTTAGATAATGTATGTGCATCTAGGCTTTGACGAAGTAACTGTGTCGCTGTTTGTGTTAGACCACCAATTAAATGGGCAGCACCAAGCTTATAGAAGCCAAATCCTGGGATGAATCCATAATCAATGAAGTATTTTCGCTCTTCAGATGGGTTATTTTCCTCCCAATTTCTGTAGAGAGAAAGAACCTTTTTAGTATCTTTATGGATAACAACAATATATGGCCTGAATCGACTTTCTTTTAATGGTTCTTCGCCTTCGATCTCATTATCTTGCTCTTCGTCTGTCTCGTAGAGTTCCTCTTCATCAAGGAATACGTGGCATTCATAGAAGTCTTGAAGGATTTTTGTGTCATAATTGGGATCTGTTATCCCCTCAGTTCTTTGAACCTGTTGTTTAATGGGAGACATATCATCTTCTAGATCCGAATCATGTATATTTACATCTAGAAATTCGCCTGTTTGTTGACGTCTTGCTATTTCTCTCCTGTCTAGCTCATACATTTCTGTTTTTCGCCAGCAGCTATTAATATCGGATGTACCGTAGTTAACAACGAAGTTATATGGGGAGATGAACTTAGAATTAATCTTTTGAAGAACTGGGTCATGATAAACTTTACGGACAATACTTCCACTAAAGTTCACCCACATCATCATGCGCTCAAAATCAGGGTAGTATTCTATTTCATTCAAGAGGTAGTAGTTAAAGAAATTCTCTAGCAATTCTGCCTTTTGTTGAATTTCCTCGCTTGGCTCACCCATAATAACATTTTTGGCTGGCCCTTCTTGAGGTAAAAGTTCAGCAATGGTCATGGCGAAGGATTTAACTAGCTCTTGCATCATTAGAGGAGAATAGGCACCACTGGCTCCGTCAAATGGAAAGGATTTGTATTCCAGCTTAAGCCCTATTTGTTCAAACATCTTCTTGATGTTATCTTCCCAGTCTTTGCGTGATTCAAGGTCTTGCTCAATCTCTTCACAAAGCTTAGATCCTAATTGAGATAGAAAGTGGGGTTCTGTTTGAGAGAGCTTTTGAGCAAGATTTTCGTCATGTTGACGTGTATATGTAGAGTAATCTTCAGATTCTTCTAGAGGCTCTGCCCCCATCATAGATTCACGTAAAGATGGTACCTGATATAAAGGTTCTATAAATTGGTTGTCTTGGGGTTGTGTTTCCATATTCAATCATCAATAATGAGACAGGTAATTGATATAATTTTAGACTAATTTTAGAAATATACAACAAGGAATAAAGAATGAAGATTGATTTTAGTGATATTTTAAATAAAAAAGAACAATTGGAAGATGAAAAGATATTATTTGGTGGAGAAATATATCAATACAGACACTCTTTACCACACATCACCATTGATCTATCGAATAATGAAGATTACAGGATGTATGTAAGCCGCGTTAAAAAGGTGGCAGATCAATTCGGGGCAGATATATGTCATTTGTTTGCTGAGCTGTGTCTTTTGTACAACATCGTTGATGATTCTGATATCAAGAATCCTGTCAAGCTTTCTATCCAACAAATTGGAAGTCACATTTTAGGCAAAATAGCCCTAGCGATGTTACAGGCTAAAAAGATAGAAGAAAAAATTCTAGCGAGTGATGATTGCGAGATATTGGGGGAAGAATATTGTTTTATAGCGATCATGCTTCAAGACCTATTTAATACCTATTCCTTCATGATTAGCTTTCTTTCAAGAAAAAGATACCTCAATGAACAGTTTATCATATCTATCAAAGAGCGTCTTACCTTCTTAATCTCTGGTGCATTTGAGGAATTAAAAGAAATGTTCATGGTCGTTCAAGGATATGATTCTATAGAAAAAACAATTGATTTTAATAGAAACAACACACTACATTGATATTTGAATAAGTGAAGGCCTGATTCATTGAGTGTTAGTTTCCATTAATGCTCCTATGTTAATACACATAATACTAGCTGATCCCTTAATAGAATGTCTCTTTATTTGGGTTGCTATAATTGTCCATTATATAGTTATCATCTGGGTGGTCAATCCACGCCGATAATCGAAGTTTGATTAATGCCTGACTCATGCTATCGACAATATCCTTAGAGTTTTCATCATTTGGAAATACGGCGCATGCTTCTAAAAATGAGTCTGCAAATGGTCTCAATGTTGTATAACTTGGCGGTCTTGCTGGAAGCCAAACTTTACCAGATTCAATAATATGTGAGATCTTGCGCAATCTTGCTACCTTATCGCCACCTCCCTGATGTAAGGGATCGAACCTCGTTAATATAATACCAGCCCTATTAAGGTCTTGAATGAGAGGACCACCATTCGCTTTATTCTCAACAAGTATCATATCAGGGCGCAATATATAATCTTCAGGTACTGGGTTGTCGATTTGAATATCGTAGTAATTCTTTGCAAGCCTTATCATCATGCGTCGTACGTCTGGGTTCTCTAACCTGCCATGCCACATGCTTAAAAGCATAATCTGTGCTACATCGTGTTGATCTTTGAATATACCCCATGTAGTACATGCGCTACATGCTGCTGTTATTCCCTTACTATATGCTGTATCCCATGACTGCAATATGTACTCACATCGAGGCGGTGTTGGCATCTTCCATATCTGAAACCAGCTTTTCTTAATAATACCACCCTCAGCAGGTGCTGGTCGTTGTTGAAGCTGACCAGCTCTAATGTAGTCGGTACGCATCTTAATCTTAAGCTTACTAAGCTCGTCTGGTCCTATTCGCGCAGGCCACAGTAGGTCACCCTCATTCTTTCTTGGATCTGCCCATGGCTTCCCCTGTGTGCTGGGAAGGGGTATTGTAACGCACCTTCTATTTGTCTCGAATTCCATAGGTAAACACAAATGGACTAAATCTGGTATTTCTTGACTAAGGATATGTCCAGAATAATCTTGAGCATGAAGCCGTTGTTGAACGATAATGACACTACCTGTCTTTAGGTTGTTTAACCGTGAAGATAATGTTGAATCGCACCAATCGTTCGTTGATTCCCTTATTGTCTCGCTCTCCGTATCTCCAGCATTGTTAGGGTCATCTAGAACAATAATATCTCCGCCCTCACCCGTTGCGGTCCCACCGATAGATGATGAAATCCTATATCCTGTCTTATCATTATCAAATCTAAGCTTGGTGTTTACATCTCCGCATATCTTATATCGATTGCCCCACCTTTCCTGATACCACTTTGATGCAATGATACGTCTACACTTAACGCTATCCTTCATAGAAAGTTTCTCAGCATAGGATAGGAAGAGGAATTGTAGATGAGGATCAGCTATCCAACACCATGAAGGAAACATGACCGATACTGTAGTGGATTTCATACAGCGGGGCGGTTCGTTGATTAGGAGAGTTTTAATCTGTCCGTTTTTCACGGCTTCAAGATGTTCGCAAATTGCACCTATATGCCAACCATCTACGAACTCTCTTCCACCTTCTACTATGTGCCATGCACCTTTTGTGAATGAGTGAAGGGTTTTTCCGTATAGTTCGGCCTCTTCAATCAATCTTTCATCTATGATTGGTTCATGAGTATTAAGTCTAAACTTCCAATCATTAACGATTTTTAAGCTAGATGCGTGTAACAATCATATAAATCCCATAGGTGAATCATGAGATTAATTGTTATCGAAAGTTTTTAATGAGGCAAGATATTTAAAATTTTATCTTTTTAGATTTATTTAAAGGATTTGGTAGCCATTCATTTTTAAGGTGATATAAAATCTTCTGCCGTCTTTTTTTTGCGTAATAATATCTTCCCCCACCAAATGATTTATATATAGACTGTTCAAGTGTGTTTATATAATTCATAGAATCAGATAGGAAGGTGGGGAAAAAATCACCATTCATTTTTCACCAAAAAATATATGCTTTGTTGCCTCATAATCTTCATATGAAATAAATTCATGGGTAGAATACCGATAGTCTTTCTTTAATACGTTAATTAATCTTAAAAATTTTTTTTCTTGATCACTTGAGTAACCTTCAGGAATCTTTTTCGATATTAACCATATACGCTCAAGCATCCCAACAGATATGGGGTTTCTATTATAATGAAATTCAGGAAAGTAGTATCGGACAATACCAGAGAAAAAGTTGCGTATTTTATAATATGTTAATAACATAGATCAATTAACCCTCCGTATACAAACGTTTGACCTGCGTAACTAAATAGACATTTCCTTTTTCATCTTTCCCGTCAGTAAAGTCTACTGTACAAAATCCGCTGTCAGGATCAGTTATTACTTTTGCATCATCAGGAAAAGTATTTAGAAAATCTTTTAATACTTTTACAGTTGGAGAGTTTGTCCATCCATCACTTGTTAATTTAATCGTCATCACCCACCTTCTCTCCCCAGGCTTTCTCTCTTAAATGTTCCGGTAGGTTAAGAT